ATTGACGGTACTGTTGTCGTGAGCTTTGACTGTACTGCTGTCGTAAGCCTTGACGGTACTGCTGTCGTAAGCCTCGATGCTACTATTGTTGTAAGCCTCGATGATACTGCTGTCGTAAGCCTTGACGGTACTATTGTTGTAAGCATTGACGATACTGCTGTCGCAAGCCTCGATGCTACTATTGTTGTAAGCATTGACGGTACTATTGTCATAAGCATAGACTTGCCGATCTTTGATGATATGCTCACCTTTTTTGAGAACCTTACGCTTGATCCAGTCAGGCAAAGCCAGTCGCACAGCCTTTTCAGCTTCTTCGGCATCATACCAATTAGGTATTAAATCCTGATCAATTTGGTATTTCCACTGTTTTTTCGGTAACGTTAAATCGCCATCGGGCGGACAAATCTCAACTCGGACAAAATTGACCTCATTCCGTACATTTTTCTCCTTGAGGCTAAATTCCTCAATAATATCTTCGTGAGAGTCCGTTTTTTCCGACCACAAAACTTTAGTCTTTGTTACGATCATACTTGCTGGTCTACACATGTTTTTTCCTTTCGATTTTTAATTGTCTGCATACTGTATAAATTTTCCCTTTTCCTGTTAAGTTATCATATTTTTCCCTTCATTGTAGGATATACCTGCCTGCCAGGGGTCAATCGATCAATTTTTTCCATTGTTCAACATCTTCATAATAGCTGTAACCCGTATTCTGGTAATGGGGTAAATCCGCCGTGTTTTTACACTTTATTTTAGTCATTTTCCAGCTATAAACATCTCATATAGATTTCTCAATTTGTAATTCTCCAAGTCTATATAAGGAATATAGAGTCTTAAAACCTCGACATCTTTTTACATCATCAGCCTTCTTTTTGGCCGCCGCTTCTGTCGCAACATAGTAAGCCAGCTACTAAACAAACCATTTAGTAACGCCATTTCATATGTTCCTCCATACTTATTAATACACCACTGAATAAATTCTTTAGTAACCTTCTTACTTGGTGTTTTTGCCTTTAAAGTTCCTGCAATATATTCTATCAGATTTTTATCTTTTTCTTCTAATTTTTCATACCAATCATCTAATTTTTTATTTGCTTTCATTTTTTACTACCTTTCTATTGCCAAATCCCCTAAAACAAGAAATATATCATCTTAAAACCTCGACATCTTTTTAGTTAAAACTGGATAGAAACACCTGTAATTGTTGATAAATGCAGGCTTTTTATCTTTTATAATAGAAATATCCAATTTTCTTTTGCGCCATATCTCTTATCTTTTGTATTTCTTCTTTAGGCATAATAAGAGCATAATGTCCTAAAGTAATGGACAAGATTTTTCTCCAATTTTCAATTTGTTTCTCATTTAATTTTTCTTCTTTTATTTTCATTTCTTTACCTTTCAAAAATGGCGGAGTGATATTAAAAATCACTCCGCTGTGTCTTAGAATGTTTGGTTTTTAACCAGAAGTCATAATAATCACCACCTTTTTTACTTCCTTTTTATTGCCAAATCCCACAAAAATGTGGTAATTCTCTTACAAATGTATCCTCCTGATATACACGAATAGTTTTTAGAGGATAATCAATCCTATCTATATCAGGCCATTTAGCCTTCAAAAACCTACTCATATCATCATCTTCTTCAAGATATACTAAATCCGTATTTTTATCATAATAACTATAAGAGGAAATTACAGTCATTAAACCTAATTCTTTTATTTCAGCAAGAGATACTTCCAACCATCCATGCCCCGGATCTTCTATAAAACGATAAGTTTTCATTTTTAATTCCTTTCTAATAGTATAGCGAACCATCTTATCAATCACTCAATAAGTGGCCCGCCATACTAACCAAAGTGAACATGTTAGAATTTAACTTTTTTGTAATTCACAACATAGATATTTATTATACTCAACATAAATTATACCCTTATCCATATCAGTAGTACGATCAAAATATAGCTTTTTAGGAGAAGTTTTGAAAAAATTCTTACTTACAAACGCTGTTAATTGAACATCATCTTCCCAGTCTCCATCATATTCAACTTCACTATGTGGCCAAGAATCATTAACTTCAAATCCATCAACAGGATTTCCAATAACATCATATTTTCTTATTTGTACTAACATATTTTACTTCTTTCTAAAATTTAATATAAAGCCTGCGTAGGATCTTCGCACTCCCACGCAGACTCCGAAAGGAGGAACCAGAAAATTACTTATTAAATTTATTAAACCAATAGGTAACATTTCTTATCCAATTATGATTTACATCATATACATCATCTTTATCATCAAGAGGGCAGTATCTATTTCCCAAAAATTCAATATATTTTCCTGGACAACCAGCTTTTTTCCACCTAACACGATTTTTTACAACCGTAGCTGCTGCCCATCCAGCTTGAGTATCAAGATTAGTATTTTTAACTTTTTTAACTCCGAACTCAAATCCTTCTTGGCCATTTTCTGCCTTCCATATCGCTAATAGTATCAAAAAATCATCTTCATAACATTGATTTCTAGCTGCTGCTATATGAACAATAGCTAATTGTGCTATTGGAAAAAATTGATCGTAATACGATGATATAAATGGGGGTCTTATTTCTTGAGCTTCTACTACAGATTTTCGTAATGATATTATCAAACAAAAAACTGAAAATAGAATAATCAGTATCACAATACTCGTAAAAATCTCATACGTAAGTTTAGTTTTCATTACTGGGTTCCTAAAAAGAGGTTAAAATTTAACAGACTGGTAGATCAATCTGTTGTATAATAACATCTTTTTAATTCGTATCAAAACGATTGCGGCCCCTAAAACTCGTATTACTTATGGTTTTATTTTCAACTTTTATTTCAGGTTGACTTTGTAAACTTTCGACTTTTTGAGTAGCTAACAATCCCATTAAATTTACCAACGTCTGTTTACGAGTATTTTCATCAATTTCCTTATATTCATTAGAAATTGGTATATCAACAAATTCGTATAGCTTTTGTATAGCAGAAGACAACTTTGGTCCTTTAATAAGTATTAAAGCATTATCATCTTCAATAAAAACTATTAATAATTTATTAAAGAGAAAACTAGGGCCTTTTTTATGATCCCCAACTTTAATATCAATATCAAAATTTAATAATGCTTTTAATTTATCAAAATTATCCAAAAATTCTTCAATAGTCATATTATTATCCTTTCTTATATACAACAGACTGGTAGGATAACCTGTTACAAATATCACTATACTGAATTTTTAATGTCTAAATGTAATTGTTTCAATTTTGGAGCTTCAGTTACACAATTTATCCAAAAAAGTTGCTCTTCGTTCATATTATAGACTATCACGTCTGTATCTAACAATTCAGGATATTCTTCTAACTTTTTAATAAGTTCTTTATACGTCATAATTTACCTACCTTTCTATACTTATAAATGATCTGCCATTTTATAAAATTGTAATACAAGCTGGTCAATATCACCATTCATAAAGATATGCTGTACAGAATAACATTCATCTTCTTCTAAAGAGCAAACTATTACATCCGCATTTAACTCTTTTTCAGGATATTTTTCAAGCATTTTAATAAGTTCTTTATACGTCATAATTTACATCCTTTCGGTATTCGTAACAGGCCAGTAGAACAATCTGTTAATCATTTGTTTTATATTGTTACTGCATCCTTACGAGTTCCATCCTTATTATACACATCTTTAACTTTTTCTCTCTGAATTGCAACGGTTACCGGAGCCTCAATTCCGATTCTTATACGATTTTTATTAGCTTTTAATATTTGAATTTCCGCATCACCAATACTAATTACCTCATTAGGTTTTACAGTTAAAATAAGCATATAGATTTCCTTTCTAACAAATTGGTTAACAGACTGGTAGTAAATCCTGACTATTAAATTTATGATTTATCCTTAAATTAAACGCAAATCAACTTTTATTTACGTTTACGTTTTCCTGACGCAGTAGACCTACTTCTACTACGACTTACAGCGATTTTTAATGCTTCTGTACCACTTTTACCAGCGGCGGTTTTCAACGCTGCTTCCTTAGAAGCAATTTCAGCATCTGCTTCTTTAACAGCGGCTTCTTTTGCAGCTTCTACTTTAGCTTTTTCAACATCTTTTTCTTCTTTAGCTTTAACCTTTTCAGCATCTTTTTCTGCTTTAGCCTTAGCTTTTTCAACATCACGTGCTGCTTTTACCTTAGCTTTTTCAGCGTCTTTTTCTGCTTTAGCTTTGACTTTTACTGCTTTAGCTTCAGCAATTACATCATCAGCCTTCTTTTTTGCCGCCGCTTCTATCGCAACATAATTAGGAAGTTTACGTTTCCCAAAACCTTTGCACTTTTGCACAAAAACTTTGGCATCACGCATATCAATTTCCAAGGCTGCTTCTGACGACCAAACATCATCAAAATTATCTTCTGTCTCAGCTATCCGCAAAGTAAAATCATGTTTCACACACAAAGCAGAAATAATCTTATTAATTTCTGTAAAAATTTCCTTCGGCATACCGCCATTAACTCGATTATTACGTTCAATTGCCTTTTCACGATGAGAGTTAATCAGCACCATAACTGGATCAAACGGACTTACAAAAATATAAGCCTCATGTGAACGATGTGCTCGTCTACCTCTTTCACGGAAAACTTGACAACCTGATCGGGCTTTTGGCGCTCGGTAATAACATACCCTAATACTAGGGATTTGTAATGTTATACCTGTACGAATATCTTCCATCAACTGACGATAATTTGATTCAACACTTTTGGTAGTAACTTCAGTTTCGGCCTGAGTTTCTACCACACTATTAGAATTAGCCATGATTTAATGTCCTTTCATGCTAAGAATAGTCAGGACTTACTACCAGCCTGTTTTACAAGCTGTAATGTATCATTACTTTGATACATTGTTACAAATAATATACATCAATCCCTATTTTGAGCCACGTTTATTAAACTATTCTTTATCAGAATTAAACCAGATAAAAATAACGTTATCGATCGTTGCTTCAATCAATTTTAATTTTGCATTAACACTTTTGGTAGAAGCTACCAAAATTGTCAACACTTGAAAATTGATTGCCATCGTCATAACTACAGGCAAACTAAGTTTACTTTGTAATATAATTTTCAAACGATTGTCTGCTTGAACTCTGGCATAAATTAACTTAGACGCATCTTTCATCTCATATTTTTCATTTATTTTAACGAGAAATTCTTCAAGAGAATTACCCGTTTGAGCAACTTCAGATACATATTCTTTTAATGTTTGTTCACTCATAATAAATCCTTTCATGTAAATAAACATGACCCAAAATAGATATTGACAGATTTTAATATCAATCCCTATTTTGAGTCATACTTTAATTTTTAGCTTCTTCGTGAGGATATTTGAGATTTCTCATCCCAATATGTTGGTAAATCACTTTCAACTTTGAAAGCAAAATCCGTTTCTTCTTGATTTTCAGTATCATAATCGATTACAACTTCAATATAATCCCCAAAATCATGTGCCTGTTTGATTAAACGAAACTTTGCTCTATTAGGTGGTTCTCCAAAAACTCGTTTTAATTGTGCAATATATGCTTTACATTCCAAACGAGCTTTTCGATTATAATCAGAATCACCAACTTGAACACAATTTTCGTCGGCTGGAGTAGGCCCAAGATATAAATACTCAATCATAATAGTTCCTTTCTATTTTAATATGACCCAAAATAGAGATTGATACAAACGTCAATCCCTATTTTGAGTCATGTTTTATTATTCTCAATTTTTATCCATAAGCTATTAAAGCGAGTTCTTCATAACACGCCCTAACAAGCGACTTTTTTGCATCTATATCATAACATTGCATAATTGAATTTACAAGAACTGACACACATTCTATAACTAAAATTCCACCTTCTGATTCTACAACCATATGACATATAGTAAACTCGTCATCATTAGTATCCATTTTTTGAATACCATCATAGATTGCTTGATAAGCAATAATTTTTTCTTTACTATGAACAATACACTTCAAAGACATTTCAAAGTAATCTTTTATTAACATAATAGTTTCCTTTCTATTTTTAGATAAACATGACCCAAAATAGAGATTGACATTATCTGCCACAATAAAGGATTATTAAAAACTCATCATTCGAGTATAACACATCACATGTTATTCATCCTAAATATCGTATTATCTTTTTGGTTTTTAACGTGGTTTTCAATGGCTCCTCTACACGTAAATGCCATTCTTTCGATTTTGAGGTTTATTTAATGGCTAGTATTTATACTACTTCGTGCAATTCGTTAAAGAATCGACCGCTAGATCAGTATTCGCTGCTAGTCCATAGCATATATTTGATCCTAGTCATGTTTGTCCTTAACAGGTAATTTACAGCAACTAATCTGAAATGAATTTGTCGATCAGTCTAACTGGTGGATTGTATTTTCGCATGGGTGGCTAAAAATACGCAGTTACAAGGCGATTGTATTTTACTGTTGTCGTATTCGATTGTCAAAGAACAGACAATAAAATGTATAATATACATTACACATCATATTGTCAATTATTTAGCATTATAGCATATCTAATATAGGTGTAAAGAATAAAATAGTAAAATTTTATATTATTTTATAATAGCTATTTTATTGCATATTTAGCCACAATTAACCTCAAAAATAAATTTCATTAAAATACAATCTCCTCAATCAGTAATTTACAGGTAGTACAGGTCAAAAAAGATTAGATAGTTGAACACACTTGAAATGAAGACGTTTTTATTTGAGTTTCTTTACAGTATCAAGACATAATTCATCATTTGTTACAAATTAGCCTTAAAATACATCTTAATTCATCAGCTATTACACACACCTTTTTCGTATTATCATAGTCCTTTTTCTATTTAACAGTCCACCGTCTATAGTTAAAAGTACATCTCCTGCTTTTACTAGCCGAAATTTACCATTTATAAGCATCCATTTATCTTTTTTTATTCTTTTCATCTTAAATACCTCTTTTATTCTCTATTAAACTCGCTAAATAAATCTCGAAACTTCCCACCAAATTTTTGTATTGCATCAGGTAATACCAAACCTCGACATGCTTTTAGCACTTCTCAGCATCAATTCTATAAAGTATATCTTTTTGTCTTTTAGAAAATCTTTTTGGTGGATAGTCTATTAAATTACTAATGAAATTAACTTCCCATTCAGTAAGATTCATCGCTGTTTTATCAATACATTCTACTAATTTATGTAAATTTATTATTTCTTCATCTATTTTATTTCCTAACATACACATTCTTCCGAAATTTCTTTCATCCATCCAATATTATACTTTTTATAATTATCATTTCCATTTGGATATCTATTACAAGGCTCTATCCTGTCCTTTTTATCTGCTAATTTTTCACCTTTAGGAACTTCAAAAATATCTGTATCATCCATAAAATTTGATGACCTTAAAATAATTTTAGCACCCCTTTTACGAGCATCTTTTCGATATTGTTTTAAATTACAATAATTACATGTAGTTAATTCACTCATAATAAATCCTTCTTGTTTATTCTTATATCTTTATTTACAATACTAGTATGTTTAATATTCCAAAAATTAACACACTCTTTAGTACCATAATTTTTACAATCTGTTAAATAACTTTGTAAATGTTTATATGGTATAGCTTTATATCTATAACAACCTCTTTTATTTGGGCATTTATCATTCAAACACATTGAAATATCTGGCATAATTATCTCTTTTTGATATTTTTATGATCGCAAAGTAGGATACTTAATTGATTACAATTATATTCAATATCGTCTATAATTTTTTCATATCCACAAATTTTACATTTATATAGTTTATTTCGTCTCATATTATTATACGGTCCTATAGCTATAAAATCCGATTCAATAGGCTTAGCACCATAATCACAGTATTTATCTTTCCAGTACCTTGTCGGATGATTTTCGTGATCGTTTGAATCCACCATCAATTTAGACCTATCTAATAAACGACTACAAATTTCCTTTGTTTCTTGCAAAGATTTTTCTTTCATAAATATAGCCATCAAACCTATTGCTACACCTAAATATGTTAATAAAACATATATACCTAAGTTCATTTTATATTCTTTCTATTAAATCAAAAGCATCTAAAATCTGTTCATCAGTAGACGATATATAAATATATGATCGAAATAAGGCTACGAAATCACCTCTTTCGTAATCAGTTACCCACATAAATCTTATAAAATACACGGAAGCTAATAATTTCATTTTTTCTGATGAAACCAAATAATTCTTAAACATTATCTTAAAGTCAGCAAACTTTTTTAATGTCCTTTTATCAAATCCCCAATCTCCCTTTTTAGAAGCATCTTTATACTGACTTTTTCGTGTACCTAAAACTAAATAAGCATCATCTACAAGATGTTGTGAGTAAGGACCATGTTTGTACCAACCAAATCCATAGCCCAATTCGATACCAAACGCCTGTAACATATAAATAATTTTTTGCAGTTTTAACCTATTTTCAAAAGAATCTCGTTTCAAATCAAATTCTTTTGCTACCATGTATAAAACTGCTTTTTCGTCAATCTTCACTTACAGTTACCTTAAAATATCTAACTAACTCATCTACAATATATTTACGAGCCTCAAGTTTACCTTTATGATAATATGCCATAGAACTACATGCTCCGTTAGCAATGGTTTCGTTCTCATAAAGAGCTTTATCTACTAGCATATCAGCCAAAATACTTTTATATAATTCTTTTATTGTTTTACTAATTATTTACCCTTTCAAAGGTAGTTTAATCTCCAAACAGCATAATTCCAACAGCAGCCAACAGATAACTGCCAGCCATTATATAATTCGTTATCACATCATTTGCCTGCGAAATACAAACGCCTGCCAGTATCAAGCAACCGACTATGTAAATGTCTTTTTTCATTCAAAAACTCCTTAGATAATTTCTGGCATCATTTCTCGTTGAAACATACTCCGTGTGCAGAACCACTTTGATTTCGCCACCATCTGCAATTGTAACAGGTTTTATTATCGGTACTCACTTTGCACCTTTACTTTCTTTTGCCCTCTCATAAGGTGAATCCACCATTTTGTCGGGATCATCATGTATATTACCTATAAGAGATATACCTTCTTTTAAGTAATTAGGGTTGTATAAATGACACTTATTTAAGAAACAGAAATCGCCATCTATGAATTCGATTTTAGCTACTTTCTCAACACCACAAATATCAAATCTTACTATATCACCTTCATATAACTGAAATCCACATCTATCAATACGTCCAGATAATTGTCCAACGGTTTCAGGTATAATGCCAAAAAACACTTCTGGGTTAAAGTCTGATTGTACTGTATCGTAATCGTTTCTACATATTTTAGCTCGTTGAAATCCATCAGTTGTATATAAAACTAAGTTACCATATACCCATTCATTATTATCAATTTATTTACCTCTGAATTTTATCTCTCGCATTTTTCATTCTCACTTTCTTGGATTCTTTTTTGATCTTCTACACGCATTGTAAATTGCAATACAATCCTCGCACGTTATTGGTTTCTTTGTAAATTCATCATCGTCAAAAAATCGACTGGCATTACAAAGAGGTCGATTATCATATATGGGACTGGTAAAGTGAACTATGGTTCCGCTCCAGTGATATAGGTTTCTACGTTTCATTTTGTTTTCCTTTTACCCAGATTATTTTGCTCATATACAACTTCTTCTGTCGGCTTTGATCCGTCAAATAACCACAAATAAACCCTGGCTTCTTTCAATGTATCAAACGAATCTTGACAATATGCTCCATCTGAATTTAACGAAGCATCTACCCACCACCATCGAAACAATGAATGTTTCTGCTGAATTACAAATTCAACACGACCCTTAAACCCTGTTCTTTTAATTATTCTACATTTCATTTATTTTTAATCCTTTTATATCTAACGCTAACAGGCCATTCTGCAACAATGTCCACCTTGTAGATAGGCTCCAGTAATATCCCCGTCGCTGCAAACAAAACCATGAAAAATATAACCCTCTGGTGCTGGTAAGCGTTCTCGCATTCGCCACGGGAGCTTATTCAATTGTCAAAAAACCTTGCCTTGTTAAGCCCTGCTTGGTCTCGCCGAGCCACGCCCGCCAAACCTAGCCTGACCCTGAATTCACCCTTTTTATCTCTGTAAATTTCTATTTTCATTTTCTTCTATACCTCACAGCAGTTGGCCATATGATATCTTCCAAAGGTTTTCTTATAGGGTACAAACTAACCTTACCATCCTCATACACAAAACCATCCAGTACGTAGCCACCTGGCGGAAAGAAGTGTAAAACATCAGTATACGGAACTTGTCTGCCGTTGAGCATTATACGTTTACAGTCAAGAAAATTATTGATTATAAGATCAATATATTCCGGCTCAGGTTCCAGTTCGTAATCTTCGGATAGTCTGTAAACATCGTTTAACATGAGATGTCGTTTTGGCAATACATTTACCCACTTGCCATGAGCATCAACCCTTTGACAATGCTCCTCATGTTCTCTTAGGTATTCCTGTACCTCTTTCGACAAGAAACAATAAACTCTCTCGTTCTTTTTCAGTAATTCAACTATTTCTTTTTCAGTCATTTTATTCCCACTTTCTGGGTCATAACCTAAAGGTTGCCCCAAAACCCAAGGCGTTTTACGAGACCGTTCCTGCCAATCAAAAAGATCCTGAAGCAATTGCTTCTCTCTCTCTGTTGGTTTTAGATCGTCATCGGTCAGAGAGCATAGTATTTTATTATCATTACTCATTTTTTGACTTTTTCAGTCATTTTGTTCTCGTTCATTCCAATAACTCCTTTTCATAAACATGCCAATCTTGTCCATTATCTTCGCCATACTCTTTTTTACTTTCAGCCATTGCCTTTTCCGCCCCTTTCTTCGTCTTATGTATGGAATGTAAATACACGAATCCATCATCATCGCTAGATTCAAAAATACAGACATTCATACGGAGTAATTTATTCTCCTTCGCCATTCGTAGTACTGCCTTTTCCAAGCCATCGAAGCCTTGGTACAACTGTTGATTCTTCTTCGCCAGTTTACAGTTATCCCTCTCCAGTTGTTCAAAATGCCTCTCTCTGCAATCGCAGGCGTGAAAATGGGTTACACATGGTTTATCTATTTCGGGCATTATTCACACTCGCTTTCTTTCGTGGTCTATATTTCATTTTTTGAACCTCGTTGGTTTTGCTTTTACACCACAGAACGAACATCTTTGACCATCGGACACTTTAGAACAATCGCAACTATAACACCAACCCCTGGATTTTCTGGGTTTCAACCTCATTGTCCTGTTAGTATCAAATTTTTCACGGATCGTGTTTCTTTCTATAATAATTAGCCATAAACATCGCAAAATTTGCAATATCGGCACATTCTAATATAACGTCATCTGAACTTTTCCTATTTATCAAAGCATCTTCAAGCTCTCGTAACTCCTCTTTAAGTCGTCTAAGAAAAAACGTCATACTATCAAAGGGAAAATCAAAATCCTGATCGCATTTAGGTTCCAGTTTTTCCCACATCTTTTCATTAAACCATATCAGGAGGTTTTTTGTTCTTTTCGTATGTTCCATAATTTATTCCTTTTTTATATTTTTGAAAGTATAATAATCCATGCAAATAATATAAACAAACTACCAATTATTATACACGTAACTGGTGAACAAATTTGAGCCATAAATACACTCGCACTTACTAAACTTCCCACTATATAAATATCATCTCTCATTTTAATCCCTTTTTAATACAAAATCTTTATTCAATCTTAACTACTTTAGAATCATCAATATCACACCATCCTATCACTCCTCCCACAATAGGAATTGCAATTCCAACAATCCCAAAAACTTCAGCTTTATACGGAGCTTCAAAATCACATTCTACCACATTAATAATATTCTTTACATATCCAACTAACATAAAAGATATTACTAACATAAGAATTAGCATCGTTATTGCTGGTATTTTTCTTTCATTTTAATCCTTTTTTAATTTTATCTACCATTGGTCTAGTTTTTGTAGTCAACACACCTTGTTGATCCGCATGAGCCTCATTAAACATTTGCTTAATATCTAAGAAAAGTGAATTTGTAGCTCCATATTTCTTTTCAAGATTACTTTTAAATTTTTCTCCACCATTAACAGTTTCAATAAATGAAGCTTCTTTTTCAGATATTCGTTTACGCCCTATAGCAATTTCTGTAATTGAACCTGTAGCTGGAAACATACCAGCAATAAAACGTAAAATTCCCATCGCAATAGGAGCAGTTATCGGACTAAACAACATTAACACTAATATCAAAATAATAAATGTTGAACCAAATAATACTGTCCAAAATACACCTCTTATCCACACCCAAAATTGCTCCCAAGCTCCATATCCGTGCATACTTCCTACCGTCGAGCCTCCTTTACCATCAAAAGTAAATCCTTGATCTTTTGCCGCAGCTTCATTAGCAGACAAACCAAACCAACTTATACCTCGCCAAAATGATTTATCAGAAGTTATTTCTGAATTTACACCCTGAGCAGATTTTTCTGCCTGACGTACACCTTCATCTAATTTATATTCAACTTCTACATTATCAGGTAAATCAGCAACTAATTGTTCAATTGCTGTTGGAGATACAATTTCTTTACTACCAAACACTTGTTTTCCAATACCACAACCCAATAAAAAAGAAGCTACACAAAATATCACTACCATAATAGGAACTATTAAGGATTCTTTAGTTTCTAATTTTTCTGTTAACATTCTTTTCCTCCTCAGTATCATAATATCTAATAGTTAATGATTCAGTTCGATATGGACCCGAACTTTTTTCATTATAGCTATCTCCAGTATTCTTTACTTGATTTTTTAATCCCGCTGCACTACAACCAACTAGAATAAAAATCAATGTCAATAACACAATAAATTTTTTCATATTACACCTTTCATTTAATTAATAATATCATTAAATACAATTATAACATATCTTCAAAAATTCACAAGTAAAAATTAAATTATTTTACATAAACTTATATGTTAAAATATCTAATTCATCACTACATTCTCTTACTGCTGAAACAGCATCTTCTATATTTGTTACAGAAAATACTTCCTCTAAATCCAATTTTTTTAAAGGATTTTCTATATCTCGTATCACTCCAATAAATCGATCATCTTCTTCTAAAATTGCAATAAATTTCATCATTTTAATTCCTTATAAATCAGTTACTACCCAAGATAAAAACAAACCCCTATTAACACTTATACGTAATGGTTGTCTTATAAAATCGTTAGCATATCCTACTAAACATATAGAAGTATCTCTGGCTATGTTTGTCTTTTCTAATAATGTTTTTAATTTTTCAACTGCGGCATTTGTCATAATAATTTCAAAATTTTCAACTGCTGTATTTATTCTAAGATACTTAAATTCATCATTTTTTTTAATTTTTTGAACTTCTAGGTTTTTCTTGATGTCTTCCATTATACCTCCTTTTTTTCGGAAGAGAACAAAATGGACATACACCTGTTGTTCCTACTGGAATAATATAAGCACGACCACATTTTTTACACTTATTTATTTTAGTATTCTGCATCATCATTCTCCTTATATTCAATATTAGGAATTTCAACTTTTATTAAAATTTTTCTTAAATTTTTCAATTTTTGTTCTCTAAATGATATAAAATTTCGTAAAAAATAAGTCCGTAAATTTCTTGCATTTTGCCATTCTTTAGGTAATTGAGTAAATAATAACCATTGAATACCCCATTGTTGACAAATTTCAAAAGCCTTTAAAAATAAACTCATTTTTGTATTATTAGTATCTTGATTATAATTACTATTAAAAGTCATCCAACGTAATTCAGCACATCTATCCTCTTTTAACTCACTTTTAACAACACTAGGAATATACCAACTAGCATCTAAAGTTACACATCCTAATATTATCCTTCCAAAAATTACAAATATAGTTAAAAAATGTTGCTCTTGTTCAATCCAATAAATATATTTATCCTTTAAAAAAGGTTCATCCCAAATTTGCAAATTTTTATTATAATATTCTTCAATAAAATGTACCCCTAATGGATGAAAACCTACGACGACTTTTTCAATTTTTTTCGGCATTTTATTTTCTTAATCTTATCCTGTTGTTTTCCAAATATATACTCATAATTTTCATTATATCTTTTTAAATTTACAGGTCGATATTTATCTCCTTTTCCAGCCATTAATTATACCTCTTTTTCGTTTTTTATTAAAATCCTGAAATTGTCTTATTTTCTTAAATACAAATTTATTCTTATTTATTTTAGATAATTTTAAATAAATTGCATTAACATCTACTTCCATTCCTTCAAATACACAATCTTTTTCTTTACATCCATGTAAAACATAACAAGGTAAAAATATATCTACAATATCATCAATTTTTTGACTAACTTTAATTTTTTCTGTAATTTCACAAACAATTTTACGAGAACGAATTTCAATAACTCGAAACCATGTACCATAAATATCAAAACAACAATCTATAGAAATTTCACCAGATTTCAAAGCTTTTTTACGAACACCCATTACTACCTCCACAATCTCGACATACATAACATTTACCACCAGCCGTAGTCTGAATGTTATGTGAACCACAAAAAATACACATTCGTCCATCTTTAACATCTATATTATCGTCTTTTATACTAACTATTTTTTCATCATCTTCATTATTAATAAAATTTATCCAATTTTCACCATTATCATTTAATTCTTTCAAAAAACTAAAAATATAATCAGTCAAACTTCTCGTTGTTTTTAATGCCCTTAGTTTGTCTCCAGTAAAACCATTTGGTTCAAAAACAATTCCGTGCATTTTATCATATAATTCATCTATATCAATTCCACTTTGTAAACAATAACTAATTAATATTCCAATAGTATCAGCTAATCCCGCAAAAGTTGACCCTTCCTTAGAACAAGTAATAAATACTTCTAAAGGACGATAAATTTTGGAACAAAATCCCACATGAATATAGCCACTTAATGTTCCTATTTGAAAATGTTTTCTAATTGATAACACTACATCAGGAAGTTTATATCGAATAGGCTTAGGAATTACCTCTTTTATAATTTCTTTTTCTATTTTTGTTTTATTATAAACATCACAAACCTTACTTTTAGCTCGATAAAGTGCAATACATTTTAAACCCATTTCCCATGCTTTTATAAATGTATTCTTTATATCTTCCACAGTAGCTTTTTCTGGAAGATTTACAGTCTTACTAATAGCCCCTGTTAAAAACTGTTGAGCCGCTTTCATAATTCTAAGATGCCCATCAACAGAAATTGCTTTTTCTTTCAAATTAATTGGAACAGCAACAGCAAAAACCTCTTCATGTTCTTTTTTCAACAATGGACACCCAATAATAGTTTTGTTCTTTAATAGATAATCTTTAATAGTTTTAATATCATTTTCATTATAATTTAGTGTTCGTAATCCTCTTTCTACACTAGAATTAACCATCAACAACTCTTCACCTTCAAGTATAGATTTAGTTTTAACTAAACAATACTCTGGTTCAATTCCAGTTGTATCACAATCCATCATTAAACTAATGGTCCCCGTAGGAGCCAATAATGTAAGATGTAAATTTCGTAAATCTAATTCAGGAAAGGACCAATCTAATTTAGTATCAAATTTTTTAACTAAAGATAAATTTACCATCTTTTTACAAGTATTAACCGAAACTTTATTATACTTTATTAAATTTCCACGAATTTTGCACCTAACTTCGGGTGTTACTTTTACACCTACCCCCACAATTTCTCCTAATTCAATCGATGTTTTCATTGCTTTATGAGTTAAAAAAGCCGTTAAAAATTCAGTTATAACTTCTGCTTCCATAGAATCATAAGCTACGCCTATCGACATAAATAAACTACCTAAATTTGTATAACCTAACCCAATAGGACGATATTCATGTGAATTATCTTCAATTTCCTGTGTAGGATAACCACTTAAATCAATTAATATATCCTGAGCAATAAACATAGTTCTTATTACTTCACCAAATTCCTCATAATCAAATTTATCTTCTTTCATAAATTTTAATAAATTAATACTAGCTAAATTACAAGCACTATTATCAACAAAAACAAACTCAGAATTATGTACAATAACTCCTGGATGTTCTCTATCTCCAGCAACAATAAAATTATGATAATCTTCTACTTCTATATCATAAACCGCACATTCTCTAACTTCTTTATACCAAACTGAATTTACTCTAGTTTCTTTATAACTCATAAAAAATTGAGCTTGTTGTAATACAGTATTTGGTTTTAAATCTTTTGCTGCTACCCATTCACCAGAAGCTAATAAATACTTATGCTCTGGAGTTGACAAAAGTATAGTTTCTTTATTAGTTGTTACTTCAACTAATTCAGTTGTATAACCAGAACACCAAACCTTTTTTATTTGAGCAAATCGTAATTTTTGATTTTGTTTATCATATACTAATGCTTTTGGTAACTCTTTTCTCCCTATTAAATCTTCTATTTTAACACGACCACCCGCAATTTCTACATAAGTATTCCCTACAAAACAACAAGGATTTGTCCCTCTAATTTCATCAGTAACAAAAGAATCTTCTTGCATACGATCCCCAAAATGAACTCCTGGATCACCACACTTATGAGCATTTTCACAAAGTTGATTAAACAATTCTAATCCATTTACTTTTTCAAACTCGGCATCATTACGATTCTCTAAATAATACTCTTCTTCTTGTAAAACCATTTGTTCCATAAATGAATCAGGAATACGAACTGATATATTAGCATTTTGATAAGCTACACTATTAACAGCCTCTCCATTAAACTCTTGTGAATAACCAAAATCAATTAAAGCTCGAATTTTATCTTCCTCTTTTGCTTTACAAGAAATCCATTCAAATATATCAGGATGATCTATATCTAAACTAAATAATTCTGCGGCTCTTCTTGTAACACCTCCTGATTTTACCACTGACGCAATAGCATCATATATCTTAAAAAAAGATAGTGGCCCCGAAGGACTACCCCCACCAGTCAACTTTTCATTACACCCCCTAATTTTAGACATATTAATTCCTACCCCACTACCTTGTTTAAATACATTAGATAATACACTCATTGCTCCATTAATAGAATCCATATTATCTTCAATGCCATAAATAAAACAAGCAGAACTTTGAGGATCTTCTTGAATACCTACATTAAAATAAACAGGGGAATTAAATGCTGCAATTTGATGATATTGTATATACAAAAGCGCTCTTCTAAATTTTTCTTTTTCAGTTTCATTAAAATATTCCTTTTTAACTCCTTCATCCGCAATATTTTTAGCCACACGATCTAAAACCTGTACAACACTAACTTCCTTTAAAATTGTACTATTTCCTCCATACATATACTTAGTAGCCATAGTACGAACAGCCTGATCGGACCATTTTGGAGGAGCTAAAACTTCTACTTTTTCACCTCCAAATAATTTGATAAAACGTAATTCTTCAGGAAATTTTTTATTATAATCAGAAAACGTCAACATTTACTCTTCATCCTCATCTAAATAAGCCCACACACTTTCTTCGGAAATAAAATATAATTTTTCTTTAGTATCATATACAATATTATCTTTCAAAGACGCAATTATTTTTTGCCCTACATAAAAATTGGATTCTCCATCTTCAATATGAACAGCCCTAACTACACAATAATCTTCAACTTTAAATTGCTTTGTATTACTTGGTATTGCAATTTGACCAATTTTTTTAATAGGAACAAGTTGAACTAATAACCAACCATCCATCATCTTCATTTTTTCAATCAATGTTTATCTCCTTAGATTGTACCGTAACTACATCTCGTTCTTTTTCAGGGCCTTTATTAAATCCCTTTAAAAATTCTCCAATAATACCCTTTCCACCTTTCGCTTTAATTTCAATAGATTCTTTTTCAGATATTAATTCAGTAACTCGTTCAATAAAATCTAACATTCGATTCATTTCTAAAGATACATCTTTTGAAACTGCTCCACCTTCCATTTTTTCTACTAAAATAGCCCTCATAACTCTTTCATATTGAGCCGATAATAAATTCTGAATAATTAAAGGAAAATCTTTCGCATCGGCAATAGGTCTAACAAACTTATAACCACAAGTAGACCCTTTCTTATATCGAGGACAATTAATAGCTATATGACATAAATCACATAATAAAGGCTGTAATAATCTATCATCAATACGATCTAAAACATCTTTATCTATTTTTTGTAAAGCCAAAACATACTTATTTTTTTCAATAGCTTCTTGTTCTTGCTCTTCTGTAAACATTGGAGGTTTTAAATCATCTAAATTTTCAGGTGAATTATCCTTAGAATAATCTAACCTAGGTTCAAATTCTTCTTCATCTTTCTTTATAATCGCTTTATCTTCCACCTTTTCATCTACAAAATTAAACTCCTGTACATACTTTCGTATTTCTTCTGGCATAGGGCTTCTTTGATTCAACTCTTTAGCTGCCACCTCAGTCATACCAAAATGACCATGCTCACAAGTCCCATATTGAATAAGCTTATCAATTTCTTCTCGATCTTTACCATTTAACCAATAAGAATTTTTAATACGAAGTTGCATCCAATCAGAAAAATCTTTCCACGCATAAAGACTCATTTTATCCACTTCAACACTATCATCATCCATAATTTTATCAAAATTTAAATCTCGACTAATTATATAGTTTTTAAGGTACTTTCTAACTTTCTCCTTAATCTTATGATAATAATATCTCATGCGACCCTGTTCAAATCGCATTGTAACTCCAAATTTACTACCATCTTTCCAAGTAGTAGAATCCATAGAATAATAATAACTATCCCTAAATATATTTAGATCAGTTACTCCAAATCCATGAATCAAAATCCCTTCTTCAATACATCGCTCTATAAATTGACGACTCGTTGCACCAGATCCAGATCCACGAATAATATGTAATGAACCAATAGCAATATAGGGGTAATCATCAAACCAACCCATACTATCCATTAATTCATAACTATAGTCTTGACATACAGGGATGACCAATATACCCATCCCATTCAATCGCTGACGTTCTTTCTCACGATAGTCCCATCCTAACTCATCTACATCTACCTCTGCCGCTACATCAATCCACGCACGATTCTGAATCAACCACTGATAATATGAATCTGCAAACTCCATTATCTCACTTTGTTGTATATCAGGTCTATTTCGTAGGGTATAACCACCCGAATCGACAAAAACAAACTCAAACCGACCAAAATCCTCCTGTAAGTCCACAATTGACATATTACGAATTTTAGTTCGTAAATAGTAATATGAAACAAGTATATGCTTTACACCAACAGCATACATCATATCTCTAATACTTCGATCTTCGGCTCCAGCTAAAAGTATTTTAGGTCCATAATGCCTTTCCCCCAAAGTACGTCCTCTATCCCACTTATCTAATATACTATCAGCTTTAGAATTTACACGCTCATAATTCATCTATAATCTCGATGTAAAAAATGTTGTTGACCTACTTTTGAATTTCTCATCCACTCTGCCATACAATGTGTTGACCAAAAACAACCCAAACAATATTTAGAAACTGCTTCTTTATGATCTCTAATAAACTTTTTAAACTTTTTATTAACTTCGCTACTTTCGTGTACCCCAGGATTTTCAAAATCAAATATCGAATATTTATTTATTAAAGGATGCCAAAAATCATCACAACCACCTAAATACCCATCTGCATCCACAGTTATAGAATCTGGGTAAGAACACTTCCATTTAAGATTAACATAATCAGGATTTTTCCACATTTCAAACACCTCATCCGTCTGAAACATCATATAATTCTTTGATTTATACATCTGAATTAACTCATCAGCTACTTTTCCTAAAGCTTTATAATCTTGAAAACAAAGATTTTTAATTTCTGATTTATCTACTGCAAATTCATTCCATTTATTTCTAGCCCAATGAAGTAGGTCCACCTGTGTCCATATCCCTAATTTAGTTTGTTCTCGAATTATCGTTGGAATCTCTCTAAAATTAAGATTAGTTGCACAAATTGTACCAGTTACATCTCTTAATCCTAATTCAACAAATTTGCGTAAAATTTTTCTTCCCCACAAAGTTTTTAATCCTATATGAGTACGAAGATTTAACGCATAACTATTTGAAAAATCGATACTTGCAGTCCAGCTATCAAGCCCTACTTCCATCATTTTTTCCATCTTTTCAGTTGTTAAACCAATACAATTAGAAAGAATACTAAAACTATGCCTCCTTTTATCATGTCTACTACAGTAACTAATTAGTTCAATTAAATCATCACCTAATAAAAGAGGCTCACCCCCATAAAAAGCAATAAAAGTAGCCCCTAAATCGAAATAAATTATATCCGTAGCCCTTTTCCATTGCTCTAAAGTAAGTTCTTTCCACTCTCGTCCTAAACGTACAGGAGGTTTCTTTAAATTACAATAAGAACAATCTAAATTGCATTTTCGAGTTAATAAAACCTCGGCTTTTAATATTTTTTGTTTATTCACCAATTAATTGAAACTTTCCTTTGTCATAAGCTTCTTTTGCCCATAAAATTCTTTTATTACGTTTTTCCGAATAATAATTATTTTGACCTCGTTCCAAATACATATTCCCAACTTTTGTACCCCACATATCCTCTTCACAAACTTCATAATAACCATTATTTAATAAAGCAATTTGTCTTCGTAAACAAGCGCCACATTTTCCACATGCTCTATCAGTTTCTCCATCATAACAACTTCTAGTACAACGTATCAATGTTACCATAGATAATCCTTTACTAATATAATAACTAATCATATCAGTTTTATCCATATTATTAAATAATGTTCTAAAACTAAACTTTTTATTTGGCATTAGTTTTTGTAAAAGAATTTCTGCTTCTAAATAAAATATTAATTCTCGATCAGGAATTGAATGTTCATCCTGTTGAGTAATTAATAAAATTGAACCTTCTATTTCTAATACTTGCACCGCCTGCATAAAAAGATACAAATTCCTCATAGGAATATTTCCATCTGCTTCTTCATATGCTCCTAAATCTAAACGAGAAGCATATTTGAGTCGCATCTCTGGATGTTCTAACTGACATCTTAATAAAGCCTCTATCTCTTTTCCCATATATTTATGACACAAAGGTACATTAACACACACTGGTTTATCTAAACAATGCCAAGCAATATAAGAATCCATACCACCAGAAAATAATAACAAATCTATATTATTCATCTTTTATAATTTCTTCATCATTTAATTTTCGTGTTACTAACTTTATTTTTCCATTTAAATGAGCTAATATATCTTCTATTCCTTTTTTAACACCTTCATATAATTTTTTATCAGAACAATTATTTTTCTTATCTTTTTTCACTAATTAACCCCAATATATTCTAACTGTTTCTCAATAGAAACACCATAGTCTTTTTCAATTGTTTCTGGTATAGACTTAATAAAATAACCTCTTTTTATAACTTCAGTACCTGGAGAAGTCAAAAAGTGCTCCTTTACCCACTGTTTCTTTGCAATATTCTTTTCATACAAAAATTTCCAAATATCTAATTCACTACGATAACCATTTATTATTCGTCTCCAACCTTTATTTTTAGCATCTCCTGGCCTACTACATAAATGTAATAAATGAGTTTCCAAATCAAGTACTCCAGTACATCCTTTTGCAGACATCATTAAAGATGCTAATACATCTTCTCCAATATGATTCCAATCTTTCCACCAATCAAAATAATTAGCCATTTTCAACGCATCTTTAGTATAGGCACACCCCGACATAGCCACTGCATCAATAGGACAATACCCCTCTCGTATTTTGTACCAACTGGAATCATTATGAGGATGAATAATACCTGGACTATAAAAGTCATAACCTGCTGAAATAGCATAGTGTATTCTTTCAATAAAATTAGAAGGAACTAAAACATCATCATCTAATATTATAATAGCATCACTCTCTTTAGCAATATACTCACACATTGTATAGCGAATTTCTGCATAGCATAAACTTTTAGTAGTTTTAAATATTATTTCAACTTTTGTACCCCTATTACGATGAGTCTCCAATAAACCTAAAATTACATCGTCTAAACCAACTTTACCTTCTAAACTAACATAATCAAAAATTAAAGTTAATCTATTTAATCCAACCTTTTGTTGTAATAAACTACTTAACGGAAACATTAATCGTTCTGATTTATTAGCTGCTAATATAGCTTGATAATTCACAATTTTCTCCTATTAATAAGCTCCGCAAAAATTTCACATCGTATTCCCGATTATACTCTTTACAAATTTGTTCGCCCAAAAATTTCTCTGAAAAATGTGTTGTATAAAGATTACCTGGATAATGATTTAAATATTGTATAACAGTATCCATATTTGTTAATTTAATAAAAGTTTTTAATACATCTAACTTCTGTAAAATCCCAAAAGAACTGGCACTAGATGAATCTTTTTCTAAAATTAATTTCATATCAATTAAAGTACAATCCGTACAACATTTTACTATCTTATTATTTTTCCACAATAAAAAACTAAATAAAGAATCAATATTTCCTATTAAATCTTGACCTAATTTAGTATAATTTTCGCATAAAAATTTAGCACTATTTTGACTATAAAAAACAACCTTATCAGAAAAACTTACTGAATCAAAACACCAATCAGTTTTGTAAATTTTTTGACCAAATTCTGCTACTTTATAATATAATACATCAAAAATCATTTGAGATAATCGATAATCAAAAGAAGCTAATATTTCACTATCTAAAATAACATTAGCATCAATATTACAAATCCAAAATGCAGACCCATATTTTAAATTTCGCATTCTCATATCATATAAACTTTTCTCTTTCTTTGAAAAAGTTATATGTTCAACATGAATCCCTCTTTTTAATAACATATCTAAAACAATATGCAATTCTTTTTTTCCAATAGATATCCCATCTTCAAGAATTACAATACGAGATACATATTTATCTATTAATTTTCTATCCATTACTAAAAAGGTTTGTAATACACGAACTAAAGAATTTGTTCGATTATTAGTCGAAATTAGAAAATCTATCATTTACCAAATTCCTCATTAAAATTTAAATCTAATTTCAAACAATCTCTTTTAAGAACTTCAATAACATTTTGAAATGGTTTTCCAGGAAAATCACCCATTAATTCCCAAAAGAAATTCTTACCAAATTCACGATAAATAATTTTCCAAACTTTAATATGATATAAAGGTTCCTGACTATAAATTTTTTGATTATCAGTTGCTAATACTTTACAATTTACAACACATATTGGAATTGCCTTTCCAATATATCCTTTTTTTATTATTTTTATTCCAAATATAGTATCATCACCCAGAAAAAAATTAAGTAAACCACAATGTGAATAATAATCAACCTCTTCAATTACTTCTCGTCTAAGCATTACACAACCACCATAAACATTTTTAGTATTCATAGCTTTTTGTAAACATATCTCTTTTTTTCGTCTATCATCCACTTCATAGTAATAAACCGGAACAACAAATCCAACTTTTTGCTCTTTTAAAACTTTTATTCCTATTTCTAAAAGATTTGAAGGAATCACCATATCATCATCTACAATTAAAACATATTGATTTTTTACCTGTCGAAGTAGAACATCTTTTGCCCAACCTCCATGTTTAGTAGGAAATGGATTATATATAATTTTTATATCCACTCCTAAATTTCGTAAAACTTCTAAATACCTCTGAAAAAAGGTATTTTTAGCTACTATAGTATCCTTACAACCATCAAAATAGATAATTAAACGATCAAATTTTTGAGTCTGTACAACCAATCCCGCTAAAACAGTTATAATAACTCCAGGATTATTTGTTGCTATTAAAACATCAATCATTTCTGAATCCCAATTAAATTAAAAAATTCTTCTTTATCTATATCCCCATGATAAGCACACGTCATAGTATTAACATTCGGAGCCTTTACTCCTCTTACTGACATACACATATGACAAGCCTCAACTACTGCAATTACATTATGCGGCTTTACTACATCATATATATAATCCACAATTTCTTGTGTCAACACTTCTTGTATTTGTGGTTTTTTAGCAAAATAATCAACAACTCGAACAATTTTGGATAATCCCACTAATTGTTCATTTGGTAAGTAACCTACATGAGCTACCCCTACAAAAGGAATTAAATGATGTTCACACATCGATCTAACTGGAATATTAAATAGAGTAACCAATTGATCGACTTTTTTTTCATTAGGAAACACCTTTAGCACAGGTGGTTCGGTTTTTAAACTAGAAAATATCTCACTATACATTCTCGCTACTCGTTGTGGCGTTTCTAACAGTCCAGGTCTATTTATGTCTTCACCAATCTCTTGTAGTATAAATCTAACAGCATTTTCAATTTTTTTATTCATTTTTAATTAACTATATTAGAATTAGGAACCACAATTTGGGGTGTTTGTACCTGTGCTCGTTTTTGTTTTTGTATAAAATTCATTTGTATAGGCATATCTACTAAACTAACTTGTAAATTAGTTAAAATAAAGCCTGTTTCCATTAATGATAATCCCTGTGTAACCACATTATAATTATTTTTAGGTTCTTTTACTCCAATTAAAAATCCTTCAGCTTCTATTTCCGTTTTTTCACCTTTTGGATCTTCTAATGTAATTTTCCAAATATTATCTTTTTTAACTTCTTCACTCATTAAGCAACTCCCAGTATTTTATGTATTTGTACTTGAACCTGTATATCACAATATTTAACATCTTTTACTATTTCTTCAACAATTCGTTTCCCCATCAAAAACTCACCTGAAACATAACATGGAGAAAAAAAACAACTAATTTTACATTCTATCACTTTTTTAAACCAAAGATATAAATTTAAAGCATTCATTAAATCATCTTCATCTTTAATTACAAACTTTATACAATCACCATCTTTATACTAACCAGTAATATTTCTAGGTATTTGTCCTTGTAACTCACGATCAATTTTAGCAGAATTTAATTTAACATCCCAAGAAACACTAATATATTTACGATTTTCTGGTAAAAAATAAAACTCAATTATACTATTAGTTTCAATATTAATTTTACAATCAGGAATTTCTCGTATTAATTGTATAACTAACTCTCGTAATTCTTCTAATTGACAACAAGGTTCCCCACCAGTAATACAAATATATTTTGAATTTAATTTTTTTACTTTCTTAACTATTTCAGATATAGAAATTAACTCACCATTTTTAAAATCTGTGTCGCAATAGCTACAATTTAAATTACATTTTGAAAAACGAACAAAAACTGTAGGAAATCCAGTATATAAACCCTCTCCCTGAATTGATTTAAAAATTTCTTTTATTTCTATTTTCATTGTATTATCACTGGATATTGAGCAAACGCATCTTTTGTTTCCCAAACACGAACTCCACAAACTTCCGATAAAGCTTTTTTCATTACATTATATATCCATACACAAATATTTTCAGCCGTTGGATTCTCCATATAATCATTTAAGTATTGATGATCCAATACATTATTTACTAATGTATCCCATATATCAGATACATCATGGAAATCAATTACCATACCCTGTTTTGCACCTTTAATTTGAATTTTACCCTTTATATAAATCCGAACTTTATAAGAATGCCCATGTATATTTTTACAATGATGCTCAACATGTGGTAAACGATGGGCCATTTCTAATTCAAAATCTTTCGTAATTAATATTTCACTCATTATTAAACCTCGAATATTTAAAAATTTTCTTTTGTAATTCAGCTTTTTTAACTAAATCTTTTTCATTATTTAATTCATCAACAATAGCAGTTATAACTAAACTAAAAGGCTGTGTTTCAAATTGTACTAAGGTAGTTTTTAAATGAGGATATTCCAATTCTTTACAAGCTTTATATAAAGCAACAAAGTCTTCTACAAACATACAAAATATCGGTTTTTTACCAAATTCAGCATGACAAGCAAGCGGAAACTTATCTTTTTCATATTCCTCCGCTTGAACCAAAGATTTTATTGGATTTGGAGTTTTTGTAGTACTCTTAGTAGCTTTTTTACATTCAATAGCTAAAAATGGATGCTCCACATCACTAACTGCTTGACCTAATGCCGCACTATGACTTCCATTTAATAATTTCATTACTAATCGTTGTAATCCTTGCCAACATTGTTTTTTAGCACTACTCATTATTACAATCCTCTAATAATTTGTTATGTACCACCTCATACATAGGAATTATCCCAAGACGCAAACACTGCCTAATAATACTTACTGTCTTTTAGCTTCTACTGTTTCACAATCAACTAAAATCTCTTCCCAATCTTTAGTATCATTGTATTTATTTACTCTATTAATTCGATCATATAAAGTATTATATGTTAATTTATCCATTAAGAAGTTCCTTATCTGTAATAAGTATCTTTCCACTATTTAATACAATAGGACGAATAACACCAATACTAATACTTTTTTCTTGAAATTCCTTTTGTTCACAATTTGGACATTTAATTGCCTTTTCAGCAAACCAAAATCGTCCACAATTACTACATTTATAATTTTTCTTTCCTTCTAAATTATCAACATCAACGAATCCTAAAGAAAAAACACAAACAATTCCTTTACGACTTAATTCAACAGCAGCCCATGAACAGGCTTTTTGAGCTTGATACATAGCACCATGCCCGACACCTCGAACTACCACTTCTTTACGATCAAAAACAAAAGAAAATATAGCTCTTCCAACTTTTTGAACAGAACTATCATTTTTTACACGAATTTCGATTACATCTTCTTTCATAAAAAAACCTCAATTATTTAACATTTGAATTTCTAATGAACTACGACGAGTCATTTCTCTTGAAACTGCACTATAAATACGATCATAATTATAAAACATCGTTTTCATTATTGTTTTCTTAACTTCTACACCAACTAATTTCGATTGAGTAAGTAGTACTCTTCTATGTTTATTTGCCGCCACTTTTTGATTTGTAACGTTACTTTGTAAAGATTTTTCTTCATATATTGCTACATTCAATACATAATCCGCTAATGATTCTGAACAAGTACATTGGGCATCTAATAAAGCTAATTCTACAGCCGCATAATTACACCAACATGTAGCTTTTGTTGCCAATTGTCCCAATTCTGGAGCAGATAATTTTGTTAAATCCTCCGGCATTTTCGGAGTTTCTAAAACAGGTCGCCAATCAATAGTAAACCCTTTTTCACTTAAAACTTTCTTAGCATCAGAAACAGACTTAAAACTTGTTTCAAAATCACAATTAGAACAATATGGCCCAACCATTAACTGTCTACATTGTGGACATCTTCCATCTAATAAAGTTTCATAAGTTGGTTCTTTTGATTTTTCAACAATTTCACTCATTTTAATCACCTTATACGATATTTGTTAATATACTATACTCTTCAAAAGAATAGTTTTTATGACAATAATCTATCATAGAACATTTTGAACAAGTACCTTTTGCCTGCTCTATTGAAGTATTTAAATCTGGTAAAGTTTTGTTCATAATATGTTCACTACCACATACCATAAAATCCATCTGTTGCTTAAACCTTTTAGCATCAAATGATACATTATGCTCTCTTCGAGCCGCAGTATTTTTATTAAAATATATTATAACCCCATTTTTTACAGGTTCCTTAATATGAGAATGCCATTGTGATAACCCCATATACATATTTAACTGGTCATAATGTTCGGATTTTGGGCCTACCACAACATTATTAAATCCCCATTCATTAATAGTCTTAAATTCTAAAAATACAGGAATATCCAAATTTAATAATCCATCACAATGACCAGAAACTTTTGGAAATTCTAACTTAAAAGGAACTTCTCGATATTCTAAACCACCAACAAACTCATTACAATAAACACATCCCATATAATTAGTAGTTTCTTTAACTTCTCGTTTACAACGGGGGCAATTTTTCCAAACTTTAAAACCACAATCAGGACAACCAGATTTATACATGGGATTCTCTGCCCAAAATTCTTTTTCACAAGAAGGACAAAACCACATTCCCTCTAACAACATACCTCGTGAAAGATTTTGTTGAACCATATTATGACAACCTGTTCCAATATTAAAAATTGTCATAACCTTAGAATCAAAACGTTTATATTCTACAATATCCCTAGAAATAATTCGCTCTAAAACTGCCGCTCGAATACAACCCAAAGAAGCCATTTGAGAAGGATGAAAACTTATATCATTTTCTTTTGGTTCTTGTTGAGCCGAAACCAATAAATCATTATAATAAGACAAAAACCTTATTTTTTGAGCTTGTTGTACCTGTTCCTCTGTTTTACCAGCCAAACGATCATTTAACTTCATTATAAACTCCTTTAAATATCAGCTTTTTTTGGATAATCACAAGTAGAACAACTAATTCCATTAAATGTAGGACGACCACAAGCTCGACAAATTTGATTATAATTTGCCTGCTGAGGAACCATATTCCCTTCACTATCTATTTGACTATTACCTAAATTAACCATACGTCTACTTCTTTGTTTAGTATCTATTCCAGCTTTACGAGCTTCTACAATTCTATTTTGTTCTGCTACAACTTGAGAAATCGCGTCAGTTTCCGCAGTATTTCCAGCAACTTTAGCTTTTTCAACTATTTGTTGTGTTTCATATTTTGAAGAATCAACTACAGGAACTTGAATTGTGGATACTTGAATTGAATCTTTTTTATTACCTGTCTTTTTTCGATGAATAACTGCCACATTTAACTCCGTTCTTTTTAATTTTTTATAAAAATAGCAGGGGTCGGAATCGAACCGACCTAACCAAGGTTATGAACCTCGTGAATTCACCAGAATTCTACCCTGCGACCTTCAGGTTGTGATCCTGTTTATCTCGCTACTCTTATAATAACAGATATGCTACACTTGTCAACATAAAAACAAATTTTATTTTATTAAATATTCTAATCCTACTAATCTAATAGCATTAACTAATGCTTCTTTTGAATTATACCCCTCACTTGTTGTCCAGATAATCTTATGATTACCTTGACTTTTTATTCTAGCCCTATAACACCCTCTAACATCAGTATAAACTTGAATATATACACTTTTACTAGAATTTAACTTTGAACACAACCATTTAAACATAACTTACCCTTTCAAATGAATTAACACTTTATCTAAAGTACACTCTTTTTCACCAATATCAGGTCGCCATCGTATAAACCTAGGATGTCGAATACTAAAACAACCATTTTTCTTTTCATTAACTTCTTGACCTCGAATTTCAAAACATTCAAACAATAGATTCTCTTTATTCTGAGTAATATATGTCCTTATATTATCATCCATTCCAGAACATTTTCCTAATTCTATCACTAAATCTTTATCATAAACTCCAAATTTTATAGCACCTACTAATCCCTCATATTTACCTTTTTTAGCTGGCATAAAACCAATACAAAATACATCTAAATCACACACTTGTTTAGCTTTATACCATCCTTTTCCATAAACTGCCTTAGAATCCTTTATCATTCCACCTTCATATCCTTCATCCATCATCCCTCTACAAATACCCAACAACCCTTCCGAATGATCGAATTCTGTATACTGAGTAGATACATGGAAATGCCCATAAGCCTTTTCATCAATAATTTGTAGTTCCTCATAGAATTTCTCTAAATATTTTCGCCTCTCAAATTCAGGAAAGCCTCTTAAATCACACCCCTTAAAGAAAAGAATGTCAAACATTACCCAATGTAAAAATCCAAACTTTTTCTGCCGTTCAACTGCCTTTTCAGCAGAACATCCCATTATTGTAGTTACATCTTTAGAAGATTTCTTTTCACCTGCAATAATTTCACCCTCAACAATAGTACCAATCCAATTTGATAAATCTAATCCAGTAATATGAGATACTCGATCTGTTTTTTCAACAAATTCATTTGTAATAACAGAAACCCTACGACTTTGTAGGACATTTGTTTCCCCAATAATTAGTCGATATCTAGCTCCATCATATTTTAATTCAACTAGCATATCGGGATTTTTCCATATCTTTGAATCTAACTGGTCAATACTACCACCCTTAGCTTTAGCAAAAGCTAATTTTTGTGTATCAATAATTAACATTTTCTACCTTTCATATCTTTATAGTATACAAACTCTTTAAATTACGAAATTTATTTCCCAATCCCATTCCACAACCAATAATAAATGCCTCTACTGGTACTTTCCATCCCGCCCATTTTTGCTCCTTATTTTTTCTAACCAAAGAACAAACTTGTATATCCTCAGAGGAAAGTATAGACCTAATAAACTCAATTGTATTTCCTGTATCTACAATATCATCCAATATTAAAACAGCATCATTTTTATCTACCTCTAAATCTAATGGATAAGTTAATTCAGGAGTTTTAATTGCCTGAACATCTTTTTCATAAGATGAAACACCTATAAACCCATAATCAAATTCAAATTTAAAATATTCCATTATCTTAAATGCAAACCAAACTCCTCCTTTTAATGGAATTATAATTTTTACAGGCTGTTTTATATTACCATAACAAATATTTATATATTCACTTAATTTTTTAATACGATCTTCCACTTCACGTGCAGTTTTAAATAACTCTAAATTAGAAATATTTTCTTTTTTTGGATGATAATGCCCACCATCATCAACTTTCATACCACCGTCTAAAATTAATACTTCATCTACAGCTTTCTTCCAATCACCCCTATATCCAACTCCACGATCATCAATATAAGCAATCGCCACAGGCTTATCAGCCTCAATAATACCAGTATAAGGTAACTGATGTTCTTTCATAAATTCTTTAATTATATCTACATGCTTTTTATTAATCGTTCCCCAATAAGTAGAATTTCGACAAGAATGAATCCAAATTTCAAATCCAGCCTTAATTAATCTCTCCAATCCTTCTTTAACTCCTGGTTCTAAAGAACCAACATCAGGAAATTTATGCTGACATATTGTACCATCAAAATCAATACAAACTACTTTACTCATTATACTAACTCCGTTTGACACTGTTTTTGTAACCAATGTGATACCATATCACAAATTTTTCCTTCACCAATTCGTTGCTCTACAGTATAATCCTTAGTACCCAATAACAAATGAGATAACTCATGGCTAATAACAGAAGAATAACGAAACAACCATTGAAAATCTTCCATAATAGGAACAAACCCTTGAGAATCCACAGGAATAGCAGGAATTAAATTCCAATCAATAAACTTTCTATTAATATAAATACGCTTATCACATACCATCATAATAATATTATCTATTTTCTTTTTATTTTTTATTTGTTTTTCTGAACAACTAACATTTAAACTAATAGTATTTGTAATATCTCCAACTACAATTTGATCTATATCATATTCACATTTAGCTAATTCTTTAATTACTGTCTTAAAAAATTCACATATTCGATTTTCTCGATCATTTAATGGCCCTCGATTACTAATAGTCAACTTTTCTTTTGGAACTCGAATATCACTTATATCAATTCCTTTTGGATGGTTTTTTAATAATTTTCTCTGAACATCACCAGAAATAATAATAACATCATATCCTAATTCTCGTAATAAACTTACTTTAAATAATTGACTAGAAATATAATAATCTAATCCAAATATAAATATATCCTTCTTCATTAAATCATCCCAAGTATACTCACTAGTATCATCTATATTAAAAATATTTATTTCTTGAGATAAAGTGTGTAATATATCTTTTTGACTCATCAATCCAATATCCAAATTAGAATCTTCATTCTTTCCAGCCATTTCATCATATACTTTATTAAATCCTGATTTAAGCCCAAATTTTACTAATTTTTGTAACTCTTCTTCAGTTAAATATCTATCCTAAGTTTCTAACCATCGAGAAATAGATTTCGAACTTCCTTCTTTTAATACTTTTTTACATAATAGTACTGCTTCCGTATGGATATGCCGCAACAACCCCTCATAAGCATAATTTTGAATAAATTCCTTTCTATCAGGACATCTTAATCGAACTAACTTATCTGTTATATGAATAATGCCCTCTAATTTATACCCTGTTAGTTCTTTTACATATCTATATTGATAATATAACTTTATGCTACCATATACAGCGGGTGTTATAGCTCCCACTCCCCAATCAGTTTTAAAATTATATTGAATTTTAGTTTCATTACCATAAAATGCTGGTATAGAATCATGCCAATTTTTAATTTCTAAAAGCTTATAATCTTCTTCCATTTCACGATAATATACCTTAAAAGGCACATATTTAGCTAACATATATACGCGATCACGAAATTTATAAACCTCAAAATTTTCTTTTAAACAACTTAATATTAAAACAAAACCCTTTGAAACTTTACCTTCACTTTCATTAACAACATCTAATCGTTGTTCCTCAAACATTTTAGCCACATCAAATTCTGCTTTTCGATTTTTACTTTCCACAGTAATAAAATCAGAAATACACATTCCAGAAAAGAAACCCATTCCAAATGGGTTCTCTTCTTCAACTTCCTTTCCCCAATCAGAACGACTCTGAATAAACAATACACTTAGATCATCACAACCACATCCATCATCATAAAAACGAACATGTTCCTTTGTTAACTCAACATACAATTCAGTTGCTTTAGCACGTTGAGCATTCTGAAACGCTTCATCAACAAATGAATACGGATCTGCAAACGTATCTAAAGTATTTTTCATATGTTTCAAAACATCCACTGACACTTCAATTTTTCTCATCACAATACTCTATTATTAAATAGTGTTATCAATACAATCTAAACTCAAAATATTAAATTCTACATCCTTTTTAATAGGAAATCCTCTTAAATATTTTACAAACTGGGATACCATTATTCCCGCCACAATATTTGCACAATATATAGTACTTTTCGCTGTACAAGGAGCCTCATAAGCATCTTCTTTTTTAAATAAGGTGTTAGAATAAAAAGGCTCGTCATTTACCACCGTAAGTACTCGACATATTTCTGCTGCCATACGTCCATCACACCAAAATGGTAAAAGTCCTCCAATCTCACCCCAAATTTGTGCTCTTGTTTCAATAGAGTCCACACAACAAAATACTCTATCATTAAACTCTATTTTGTCCATTGAAAATGGTATTTCAAAAGTTTGAATACAACAATTAGGATTAAATTGACTACACATCTCTTTTGTCGCATGAGTTTTATATTTATCTAAATCTTCAACCTTATATCCTTGTGGACCTAAATTTTCAACATTTACTTTATCAAAATCAACTAATTGAATTTTATCCACCCCCATTATAACCAATTGTAAAGCAACTTGTCGCCCAATAGCACCAACTCCAATAATAGTAACACTATTAGTCTGTAATTGTTCTTGTGTTACTAATCCCGAATACCTAGAACCTCTATCTAGCATATCCAACTCCTTGTTCTCTCCGAAATTCTCTATACCAATATGCTTTTGATGCCCGATCTAATCCATTAAAATCAATCATCAACTCATTTAAATATATATGAAACACTTCATCTTCTTCCCACATTAGTTCATCGTTAATAGTACCTAAATTACTTTGAAAATTACCGCAAAAATTCGGAACACCCCCATTAAGATAAGAATAATTAGTAACGTTTGATTCAACATTTTCTTCAAATTCTTGATCCCAAACCACTTTATCTATAGAACCAGTAATCTCTTTAGTTATTTTTATTGGAATACAAAAATCTTTCTGTAACGAAGAATTTATTTTCAAACGACAATACCCTCTCTTTAACTCATCATTTAAAATACACATAACCGCCCAATCTGATTTTCCAAAAACACGTTTAAATGTTTCTTCATCAATAAAACTAGGATTAGTATTCATACCAGGATGAGTATGTATCCAAATTCGACTTATTTGACAAATTTGTCTACCCTCAGATATTTGTTGAGCATAAAAATCAGCAATAGCCTCATCATCAAACTTAATTGAAGACAAACCAACTTCTTGTTTTACAATAGCTATATCTTTAACATATAACACATCTTTAATATCAGTAATACCAAAACCACTAACTTCATTAGGGCTTTTATTATACATATACATCATTTTAGCCCAAGCACTTTTACTAAATCGCAAAACTGGAGGTTGTAATTTAAATAATGGCTTACTTTTAATATTAAAATTTTTATACTCACGTATCTTATTTATCACATTCTTCTTAATCATTTTTAACTCCAAATTTAATCAATATATTTCCCTAAAGAACTATAATTAGAATAACTCCTATGACCATTAGTACTATATGTTTGTAACATCAATTCTAAAGCAATTATAAAACTATCAAATTGTAACTCTCTTAAATTCTTCTGTATCATCGCACTACTATATCCAAAACACACCTCTCCGTCTGAATCCGTAAAAGGATGACAACAAAAAGAAGTATTATGTTTTTGTGAAAATAAAGTTACCCCCCCGATAAATAAATTTCGTACCTCAATAAAAACGTCAAAAACTCCAAAATTAATTTGCCTATCTTCACCCCTAAATACAATATCACTCGTTTCAAAAATCATTTTCTTTTCAGAAAATCGAACAACATGACTTTTACGAAGTAACATCAAACTATCAACAAAACGTGTCTTATTTGGAAAAATAGCTTGACATTTTTGAAAAACTGGTTTAAATTGGTCAAAATAACAATTTTTCTCGAATTTTATTAATTGCATAAGACAAGATTGAAGTTTTGTCAAAGTTTTTACTTCTTCTATCTTTCCAATGCCCTTTTTAAACTTTTCCAATAACATCAAATTATGCTCTATATCTACTTTCTGCTCAAATTGTATCCGAAAATACCTACTATAAGCGAAACAAAGTCCATTCCAATTTCTTTCAACAAAATCTTCACAATTTTTTCGATTAGTAACAACTACTCCTTGACTCATTATATTACTCCAAAATAAAACAAGTATAGTAGATAGATTTAACACTATCTACTATACTCTTCCTTTTTATTAACCACCATCAATATCTTTAGGTGAACATACAACACAATCCTTATCTTTCAAAATTGCAGTTGCAATAACAGGCCTACCATTTACACGAATCACAAAACGAATATGCGACTCACCAATTTGAGCTTCTAAAAAAGCATTAACAGTAGTTCTTGCCTTAATAGTAACTTCCTCAGCATACCCTGTTCCATCATTATTAATATACGTTACTTTCATCTATAAACTCCAATTAAATTCTACAATTTTACTACATATTATCACAATTACTACTACCTTTTTTATTATATTATTATTATTTCATTATACACAAACCTTTCTACACATTACCATATGTAAACATACCTCTAACTTGATCGTAAGCACCAACTCTTGCCGCAAATTCAACAATACCATTTAAAACACAAAAAACATAATATTTATATTTTACTATAACACAATCTTGATATTCATCTCCAACTTTTAACTTTTGATTAATACGAATACTAATCAAAGATTCTTCCATACCCTCATCAATTAACTCAATCGCTTCTTCAATAGAATACCCCTGTAAACTTTTCACCCAATTTTTAAATTTATCTGATTCAACAGATATAGGAATCCCTCCCTCTTGTACATCATATAAAACATTTAATAATTCTGCTACTTCATATACAGATACAGAAGTACCTGGATACATATACAAAGGAGCCTTATTACCTTCCAATTCAAGATAAGACCCATAAATATAATAATTATGAGCTAATCGTACCCCTTCAATGATATCTACATCATCAATAACTTTTTGAAATGAACTTAAAAACCAATGTAATCCTTTAATAGTTTCCCAATCAAGACTTGTTCTATGCTTTTTACCAATCATCATAATACTCCATTTAACTAATGACAAATAACACTTAATAAATTAAAAAATATCTGGTTTTAACTGTTTTATTTTTTGATAGCATAATTTCTGTAATAAATTAAACTTTATTTCAGGGTTCCTGAACTTTTTAACAAAATTCCAACATTCCTCTGATACCAAATCATGGTAAACTGTATGTAGCAGGCGGAGTATATGCTTGCTCTCCCACCCTCCGGTTGTATTGACTATCTTAACATAGGTTTTTTCTACCAATGCTCCAGTACAATAACAATTAACAATATCCTGTTCTGTTGTTTTTCCACCTTGCATCTTCGGAGCACCCATTGTTTTATCATGTAATTCCTGAAATTCAGACTTTACTATTTTTGCCCATGTTTGTCGTCCATACTTATTATAATAGTCGTAATTTTTAATTACTACACCTTCGCCTGTTCCCTGTCCGTCCTGTATAAGAAAAACATTTCTCTCTAATTGATGATAAAATTGCTCTTCAGTACCATTTTGAAAACTGCATAAAACAGGAATAAAATCAAGATTAAACTCTTCTAATAATTGCTTATAAACACTATAAGGAATATATTCTAAACTCCTATTATTAACATTTATATCAAGAGTAACATCGAATATATAAAATTTATTCCAAGTATCATCTCTATAAGTTTTAAGGCTATGTCTAACTAAAAACTCACCAAATAACCTATGTGTCGGGTGTTTCTGTAGATATTCTTTTATGTTTTTCTGTTGTTGTATATAAGTCTTAAAACCAATATTGTCAAGATTGTCAATTAAATGCCTTGTCCGACTGCCACATTGTACTTCACCCTGGTCCAGCCAAACAGAGCCATTGGTTCCATCTATTTTCGGCATCAATACACATTCCCCTATTTCTATACCCTCTACCTCAGAAGTCCCCCATCTTTCTATATGTTGATATTTAGCAAACTCCACATTATACCTTTCATATTAAAAATTACAATTTTTATCAAGCATAAATTATCCATATATTTTTGCTTTTTCTAACTTTCTTATTAGTATTTCTTTAGCTTGAGGCCAACTTCCATCAAAAATACTTTCATAATAACATTTATCAAAATCAGCATTAAGCCATAAATTTGAAAATTCTTTAAGAATTTCTTTAACTAACTCTATATCATCACTTTCAAGAGCTTCTTTTCTTAAATCAAATAATTTACAAAAATTCATATTATATCTTTCATATTAAAATAATTTCAATACATAATAGTATCATTAAATACAATTATAACATATCTTCAAAAATTCACAAGTAAAAATTAAATTATTTTCAACAACTTTTCAAAAAAAGCTAAAGAAATAATTGCAACTTGATTACCTGTTTGTTCAAATTGTATAATAAACACAGGTTCTTTTAAAGAATCTGTTGCTTCCTGCTCAATCTTTTGTAACATATTTTCACTAACACGAAATGAACTAAAAGAAGTTGTCTTCGCTTCACATATACATTCCCCAAAATGTACATCACCCTTCATTCCTAATGCTCCAGAAGCAGGTGTTCGTTTACCATTAAATCTATTAGCTAATTCATTTTCTTGTTTTAAACTCCGTTTTTTAATAGTTTCAATATTACCCCTCGGAACTGGCCTCTTCGGAACATGCTGTTTCGGTCTTGGCATATTTTTCTACCTCACTAAATAAATTATTTCTCTCTTCTTCATGTTTCATAATATAAGCATATAAACCATCACTACCATGAAACTTCTCTTCCTTATACTTAAACCAACTACCCGCTTTTTCAACAATTCCGTATCTAATAGCATAAATTATCATTCCCTGAACAATATCAACATGCCCCTTAGAAAACTTAATACCTTTTCCATCAATATAATCAGCTACAGTCAACCAATAACTACCCTCCCTACGAGCAGAAAAAGTCTTATTTTTCTGAGTAAAGAATTTAATTTGTTGTTGAACAGCATGTTTTTCACCTTCTATTTCCTCATGTTCAACTGCTCCAGCCGAACAACGAATTCGTATTGAATGAAAATGCTTCATCGCCTGACCACCACTTACAGTTTCAGGATTACCATAACCACTCAACTTATATCTTATTTGACGAACACCAATAATAGAAGGATGAGTTAAATCTTTTTGTCTTAAATAATTATATGCAGAGGTCCATTTTTTAGCTGCTAATGCTAACATACGTGCTTCTAATGCCATATGACTATTTTCAGCAGATTTTTCAATTTTTCCAGAAGGAACCATACTATCATAATCATCAATAATAATAGCTCCAACTGTACCAGAACGAATTAAAGATTCAATTATATCAACAGACTGTTCTCCATAATCACAATTCATTTTTATAAAATTTGGATCTTCAACATCAACACCTAAATTAGCAAACCATTCGGGATCCCAAGCCCCATCTTCATCATTCCAAACAACAATTGGACATACTCCTTCTGGTAAAGCTCCTTTTTTAGCTAATCGTTGAAAATTTGCTACCCACAACGCCGCAGTAGTTGTTTTCCCACCTGATTCCGGCCCAAATAATTCAGTTGCTCTACCAACAGGAATACCACCTCCTACTTCAGTATCCAATGCTGGTATTCCCCAAGGTATTCGTAATACACCAGCTTTTTCTTCAGAAGCAAATGAAATCACAGTAAGTTTATCCTTAGCTGCTTTACTATACTTACTATTAATTTCTTTCATTAAAGTTTTTAAAACTTCTAATTTTTCATTCATATAAATCCTCAATAAAAAAATTGGGACCGAAATTCGGTAATTCAATAAAATAGTAGATAAATTAATCTCGGCCCCATATAATTCTTAGAACCGAACTCGTTGATCTGCCTCATTATACTGTGGTACAGCATCACTACTAGTATTACCTTCAGTATTACCTTCAATATTTGGAGCCTTATTAGATGCTACACTTAACTTTTCAACATCCAACATCGCTTGTTCAATTGTATAAGGTTTTAATACATCTAACATATCTATTGATTCAATTAACTCAACAGGATAGGTACTAAGATCAGCCTTTTCTACATAACTATAATTCGTACCCGAAGCATTAGATTGAGCATCATTAGGCCGAATTATCTCATATTGTAAACCAATTAAAGTACCACCTTTTTTCGCAATTTGTTTCAAAATAATATCTGAAACCTCACCTTTAACCATTAACAATTTCTTTTCATCTTTATGTTCATTACCCTTATTATCAATCCAAGTTGTATGATCTATAATCGAAAAGAAATTCGCTATATAAGATTTAATCCCTGCTTCACAATAGGGACAACGATCATCACCATTACCTCTCAAACAAGTACGAAAATTATGCCAATCAAGTTTACGCTTAGCAGTATTATAAAGAGCAAATTGATGTTCTCGAATTACAAAAGGCTCAAATTCCATATTATCAGACTTAAATGGCCCTAAAAAAGTAACTTCTGTTTCAGAATTCACCTTCATAAAAAATCTACGAACACGTCCTGATTGACGTTCTTGCTCTTCTTTTTCACGCTCTTGTTGAGCTAAATCTACATTACCACCAACTATCCAACTTTTTTCTGTCATTTTTTTACCTTTAACTATAATAGTTATTTTTTACCATATATTTTTATTTGACAACCCACGATAATTTTCCCTGGAACTAAACCCAAACCGTGTACAATTACATCACCAACTTCATTTAGTTTTAATGCTTCTGTTAGCATTTTAGCAACATCTTTAGGAATATAACCTACTTGAACATAACTTCCTTCTAATCTAAATAACACTTTAACCGCAAATTCATCATATTTATTATCAGGCTCTCGTTCTAAACAAACAGGTATCCAATCTTCTTGTATATGAACTGTTAAAGCCTTATTTAAATAATTTTGTCTTACAGTCCCATCATCATTAGAAAAAGTTACACCAACTACCGATATTAAATTTTCATCACTATAATCGACATCAGGTTTTTGTTCACCAAATGTCGCGCCAAAAAAATTCTTTAATTCAGTCATTTATCAATCTCCATGTTTAAATTCTTTTCTTTAATTCGCATCGAACCAATTTCTGTCTCAATAAACTCATCACTACAATCTACCTTCCCTTTTAATGTCTTAAATAACACATTAACATTCCTCTGAAAATATTCATTCGCTGCCTTTCTACGACCTTTAAATTTAATACATTCCATATAATATAAATACTTCATTCCAACTACATGATTCATTGTATATAATTGGCTTTTATTTGATCTATTAATAAAAGGAGCCGGAGGTACAATACTTAATTTACTCCAACGTCTTATTGTATCAGTACTTACACCAATATATGCCGCTAAAAATCCAATAGTATAAAGTATCAATTCTTTTCCACCATACATAATCTTTTTCGTACTACCTACTTTAGTAAACAATCCCTGAATAGTCAACCCTTGTTCTCCCAAAGCCTCTTCAATTTCAGCGGCACGAACAAAATCACCCTCCATGATAGCATCCCTTAACTTCTTTCGTAACTCTAAGGCAGTAGCTTCACGCTCTATTCGTTTCTTATATGCTCGAACCCTCTCCCCCTTCAAAGCCCTATAACGATCAAAAGATTTTCTTTTTAATCGTTCTTTATTTCTTTGATAATACTTTTTATTTGTTTCAGTTCTATCCTTCACCATTTATACCTCTTTTTATCATACACAATTTCAGGTACAACTACACCAAATCCTTGTTGTTTCATAGTTTCTATTCGTCGATAACTATGTCTTCGTAATAAACCATTATGATTATCTAAAAAATCAATAACAATTGCTTTATCTTTACCCTTTGATATACGTAAAGAACGCCCAATTCGTTGCACTACTTTTGTACAACTACAACCACCACCAGCAAGTATAAGAACATCGATCACTGGCACATCAACACCTTCATCATAAATTGACGTACCAATTAAAACTTTTATTTCTCCTTCTCGAAATTTATGTAGTGTTTCTATTCGTTTTTCACTACTAACTTGTCCGTGCATAAATACAGAAGAAATTCCACGATATTTTAATAACTCTTTTAATATTTCACCATGTTCAATTCTTTGAACTAATATTAAAATAGATTTTTCTTTATTATAATGCTCTTCTACTTTATCTAATATCTGACTATTTCTCTCAACATGCCTCACAATTCCCGTTGTATAAACATTATGATAAGAATTATATTGTACCATAGGCAGATTAATTAGCACAATCTCAATTTCAGGACAAACTAAATATCCAGCCTTTTTTCCTTCAATAGCATTCATTTTATATAAAATTCGACCCGTTGCTGCCATTAAAGCAATCCCTGCATCATCATTCCGAAAAGCTGTCCCACTCAATCCAAATTTATAATAAGCATTTATTCCCATAAATACCTTAAACCAACCTAAAGCTCCAACATGATGAATCTCATCCCCAATTAAACAATCAGAATTAGAAAACCATTCTTTAATTTTAGCTCTATATTCCCGCTGTTTTTTAGTAGTATTGATTAACCTCTTCGTAAATAAACTTAATAAAGAACCAACTGTTACTACAGTAATAAATCCTGGTGTATGTACACCCCCACCATATCGCCCAATTAACGGAATATCTTCATTTAATTCAAAGCAATGAACTGTCTCTGGCCCAATAATATGTTGTTTTAACACCCCATAAGTCTGTTGTAACAGCTCTTTCGTATGTACTAAAAAGATACTTCGACAACCTAATTCAGTTAGTAATTTGGTAGCCAACAAACTTTTACCACCACCTGTAGCAATATTAAATATTCCTCTTGTACTATTAATTCCCCTCCTAATAGCTTCTGTTTGTTCAGGACGCATACTTCGATCTTCATTTTCAACATCTACTTCGCGATATTTTAATGCCAAAATATTGCGTGGCTTCACACGTTCATCCACTAAATCATACTTTATGCCTCTTTCCTCTAAAATATCCAAACATAAAGAAATTAAACCCGTTGGAAACCTCTGCATTTTTTTATTAAAAAGATGTATAAAACCATCCCATTTTAATTCCATTCCCGTTTCTTTTAACTTTTTTTCTTTCGCCATTTCTAAATATTGTTCCTGTATTACAGGAAATGAAAATGCCTCATCTAATACCAATAATGGAATCTTACCATATATCTCTGTATTTGCATTTCTCATTACAATCCTTACTTGTTGACTACTAAAAGCCATATAATACTCCTATATTTACATTGGTAATGAACGAATTTCTAAAGCAACTCTATCTCTATGTTTTCCAATACTATCAAAAGGTTTAATATTTAATTTACAAGTCATTAAAGGTCTAGCTGGATAAGAAGCTCTGGAAGCATATGTTGATTTTCCAACTCTATGAGAGTAAACCCAACACCCCCAATTAGCCGCCCATTTATATCTTTCTGTGCACTCCGAATTTTTATCTAACTTTTCAGGCATACCCATTACAGGCTTCGGCGGTAAAATACAAAAAGTATGAGAATGTCCTCTAAATGCAACATCACAATCTTTATCTTCAACCATACGAGTTAAATGATTAGGCTCCGCACCTGCTGTTCTACCTCCACCATGACCATGCTGAATATATAATATGACACTACGAGTTGAACTACCTCTACGAAACTTTAATCGTATAAATGCTTCATCAGTAAGATCATAAGTATCCAAATCTTCCACTAACCTTTGTTGTATATTCTCATTATGATATTTTTTAATAAAAAACAATGGTTACCTTCAATTAAACCCAAACATTTATCTTTTATCGGCTTAATAATACTTAAAAATCGACAACGTTGCTGCATCAAAACATCGGATAATTTTTCTCTAGTTGTTTCTGCATCTTCATCTAACATCCAATCAGGTAATACATCAAAATCAAATCTTTTAATATCTTGGGGTTTAATCGCATCTAATAAATCCCCTCCACCAAACCAATATGAATTAGGTTGATTTTTTATTTCATATACTAATTGACGAAATTTTTGTTCAGCACAACCCCTCGCACCAATATGCACATCCCCTATAGGATATATTGTAAACACATCTGTTCTTGAAGAAACTTTTATAACCTTTTCAATTAATCTCATTTATCACCTATTCATCTAATTTTAAATTACCCACCTTAACTTCATCTTCTATTAATTTACGAATTAACTGTGTAATAATTTCATTTCGTGTGATCTTTGCAGTACCTTCTATACTAACTTCTCGATAATGATTTTTTAATTTATCTAAAGATTCAATTAAAACCTTTGGCAAATAACACATAATAGGAACTTTTTGTTCTTTTACTTTTGACTTAATTGTTGACATAATACCCTTTCCTAATACTCGCTTGTATGTATATCTGTATCACTAATTACTTCTGTATCTTCTGATTCTTCCAATTCTTCTAATCCATATTTACTATCTGACCAATTATATCCCAATTTTCCATCAACCAAAACAGGTACTCTTAATTCTACTGCATTTTCTAACACCTCATTAATTTCTTTTACAACTTCCATATTTTTCTCTTCACCTCGATCTTCAAATTCTAATACTAATTCATCATGTATTTGTATCAATTGATCGACATAAAACATCTCTTCACTTTGAACTTTTTGATATAAATTTCTCATAGCAATTTTTATTAGGTCTCCGGCCGAGCCTTGAATAACTGAATTAACAGTTTGTCGCAATGCCGCCTGTTTCTTAATCCAATCAATCCCTTGTATATCTGGCAATCGACGCCGACGACCTGACATAGTAGTAACATATCCATTTATTTCCGCATTTCGTTGTATATATTGTATATACTTATGTACATACTCATACATACCAAAATAATTATCCAAGTATTCTTGAGCTTCTTCTTCTGATATTTTCAACGTTTTTGATAATCCATATTGTGTTTTTCCATACACAATTCCAAAATTAATTGCTTTTGCTTGAGAACGAGTCATATCCATATCGTATTTCTCTACAATTAAATCACAAGTATATTGATGTAAATCGGCACCATTTAAAAATGCCTGACACATAATTGGATCCTGCGAAAAATGAGCCAATACTCTTAATTCAATCTGACTATAATCCGGTACATATAATATCTTACCTTCTCCAGCAATAAAAGCAGAACGAATAACTCTACCTGTTGGTTGATTTTGTAAATTAGGTTCTTTACAAGATAACCTCCCCGTTCGTGTTCCATGTTGTAAAAAGCTACCTCGAACACGATTATCTATATCAACTTTTTCTAATAATCCTTTAACATAAGTTGACTGTAATTTACCCCATTTTCGATTTTCTAATAATACTTCAGCAAATTTAGAACCACCTTCCACTAAAAATTGAAGTGTTTCAGCATCAGTAGAAGGCCCAGTCTTACCTACTTTTAATGGTAAAGGCTTAGCTTTTTCTTTAGCAATATAACTTTTTGCTTTTTCAATTTCTGCTACATCAGTAAGCACCAATAAATCCTTTTGTACTCTTTCAACTTCTTTTTTATCAGCAAAAAGTATCTTTGCTAATTGATTAGTACTACCAAAATTAATTTTATCTTTTTCAGTTTTCCCGCTTAATATTAATAATTGTTCTTTATATCCAATTAAATCACTAGCAATTTTTACTCCTAATTCTTCTAAATACTTTTTATTAAGAGTTATCCCTTTCCACTCAATATCCGCTAAGACATATACAATTGGCATTTCCAATTCATTGAACACCTTTGTAAATTCTAACTTTTCCAATATAGGTTTATATACTTCCATTAACCGATAAGTATGAAAACTATCATCACAAGCATACTCTCCCATTTTATGAATTGGAGTAGTTCTAATTTCCTCATCAGCTACTTCCGAAAAAGAAGAGGGTTCCCTACCCAAACGATTTTTAGCTTGAATTTTTAACCCATGCCTCTCATTTTCATCAATCAACCAAGATGCAATCATACCATCAAATAACCGAGTTGTATAAGGAACATAAACACCTTGCGACTTCAATATATTCAAATCATATTTAGCATTCCACATAGCTATCAATTTTTCACCATTTATAAAAAATGACCTTAATTTATCATAAACTATATTAGAAGTCAATTGTTCTGTAATAATTTCAGTAACTTCCAAATCAGCAATTTCTTCTATTATAGCTTGTTTTAATCCGGCCCATGTTTCAATTGATGCTTCAACCCTAGCTCTTCTTAACTTTTTATCATAAAATATTAACTGTGATTCAAGTTGTAACTTTCTTTCTTCTTTTGTTTGAATTTTATGTCCAATAGGAATATAAAAATTCTCATATGAATCTTCTTCTATTCCATCTCTAACTTTAATAGTAATAGAACATCCAACGTGTTCACACGAAAAAGGTCTCACCCCTGTATTTTCTGTATCAAAAGCAAACACATCAACAGCCTCTAACTGTTGAACTAAATAATTTAATTTTTTCATTGTATTTACAATAAAATTCTTCATCTAATATTCCTTATTTTATTTACAAAACATAAATTTATATGACTTTCTAACCATTTAACTTCATCTGAATCACAATCCCCTACATCATTATATGATTTATCATATTTCTTCTCTAAACCTTCCCAATCAATCACATAAGTTTTTATTCTGTCCTGAATCATACCAATTAACTTACTGGAACCTTTTTTACCTGACAAATCATTATCAAACCAACATATCATAGATAAACCAAAAGAAGCAATTTGGTCCACTTGTACCTTAGATACAGAAGAACCCATAATTGCCACACAATTTTTAATCCCTACCTGACTAGCAAAAATAACATCCAAAGGCCCTTCAAAAACATTTATAAATTCTTCTTTTATATCTATTTGATCGATTCCAAATACTATACTAGATTTTTCAAAATGCCAATAATTATAATATTTTATAGATTCCATATTATCATCAATAATACGCCCAACAGCACCTCTTAATCTTTTTTGTCGATCATAAATTGGTATAACAATTCTTTTTAATGTTTCATCATAACTTAAATCCCATCCATTTATTGAGACACTACTAATTCCTCTAATATCACAATATTTTTGAGCTTCTTGTACCTCTTCTATACGAGTATAAAAAGATAACAAATTAGAACTATATATTGAATATTGATCTTTTATTATTTCATATTGCCATTCCGTCAACTCTTTTATAATTTCTTTAGGATCATAAAATTGTGCTTCAATAATCAACTTTTCAAAATCAATTAAATCAATATCTTTATTAATGGCACCTACAGCTATAACTAACTGTTCTAAAGTCCCATGAGCATTACAACTTAAACAATTATACAAATGAGGTATTTGTACTCTAACACCAGCGCTAGGATGACTATCTTTATGAAAAGGACAAGAAAAAGAGATATTTTTAGGCCCAACTTTTACATCCTTTAAATCCAATCGTTCTAATAAATTTTCTAATTCCTTAGTTTTCATTTATGATCTCCAAAAGGAACTCGATTTCCATTTTTATCAACAACATACCTCTTTCCCTGACGTAGACGTTTAAACCCCTCTGTTTGTTCATATCCAACTATATCTAACTTCATTGGCTCAAAACCCAAACAATGTGGATCTCCTTTACATATTTTTCGCTTTCCACATCTTTGACAAATTTTACTATTATTTGGATATTGATTCTTTTTTATTATCGTTACCATCTAGTATCCTTTCATATACTTCTTTACGATAAATAGATACTTTATCAGAAGCCTTAAAGCCTAATCGAACTTGTTTACCATTTACATTAGTAACCTTAACAACAATTATTTCATCTCCAATCGCAATAATTACTTCTTGATCTATTTTACGTCCTAAAACTAACATATGTATTATCCTTTAAAATAATTTAAAATACTTATTACACAATCTCCTACTCCACCAATAGAATAACAATGATATACTAACCAAGGATGTTTCTCACGTCCATTTGTTACAACAGCAAACACTGGAATACCTAATAATTTAGCATATACAATTTCTTGAATTGTTCCATAAGAAACCGAACCATCAATTATCGCAATCACTCCTTGACTTTTTGCAATCGCTTCTAAATCCCTTTCTACTAAAGGTTTATAATCTACATCATCTCTATTTTTTTCTCCGGCATCAATAACAATAATATCACTTCGTGATAAATCATAAAATGGATTAACAATCTCCCATCCATATTTTAATTCAAGTTGTTGTTCCCATATCTTAATTCTTGATCGAGAATCAAAAGGATGAGCTAAATATAAACAAATAGGTTTACATCTAAAAATTCGTTTAACTCGACTACAAAATTGTATCCATTTTAAATTCATAATATTTCCTTAAAAATCAATAATATGCTCACTCATATCTATATTATCAGAAAAATTCATTATATCAAAATCCCAATTTATAGTTACCGTAGCAGTTTCCCCTTCACGATGCTTCTTTAATTCCAAATCCATAATTTTCTGTTCCTTCATTTCATTATTCTGATATAATAAAATTACTGTATCAGCATCTGGAGCAAGATTAGCATACCCTATATCCCCTAAACTTCCTCGATTATTTCGACCAGGTTTTCTATTAAATTGTGTAGTAGCAATCCCACATTTTTGCGTTCTCTGTAACATACTCTTAAAGGCTCTTGAAACTCCTATATCTCCTCGCCAATCTCTATTTTTACTATCTTCATCTTCTAATAAATATATACCATCAATTATAATAACATCAGGATTATACTCTTCAACATACGACTCAATTTCTAACATAGTTGATACTTCGCTAGAACCAACAATCCAAAAAGGAACTTCACTCTTTAATTCTTTAATTAACCTCTCTTTCCATTCTATTTCCTGCATCGATGCAATAGTTCCATGTCTAATATCTTCATACTTAGTTTGTGTAATAATAGCAGAAAGCCTACGAGCAAATAATTCAGGCGACATTTCTTTTGTAAAAATTACCGGAACCTTACTTTGTTTCCATATTGAATAAGCAATATAACAAGCAAGCCAACTTTTTCCAATACTAGTAGAAGCGGCAATTAATACATATTCTTCTGAATGAAGACCCATAGTAACATTATCTAATTTATGCCACCCCATTTTTATTCCATCAATACCAATAATCTTCTTTTCATCATAATTCCGAATAATATCAGGTCCAGCTTTTAATAAATTCAATTCTCTTGACAACTTAACTTCTACATTATACTGACTAATTCCTTTTCGTAAAGCAACTAAAGCTTCTTTTGAATTATTCTCCTTTAAATTTTCTGCTGCCTGTGTAATAGTTTGAGCTACTATATTGTATTCATATCGTTGCCTTAATTTTTCAATATAGTATAAAATTGGCTCACTAATAGAAATTGGAACAAAATCAACAAATTTTTCTTGCACTGTTTTAACAGTAGGAACAACACCATAATTCTTTTTATGAGCTAAAATAAAAGAAAAAATCGCTTTATATCGTCCATAAAAAAAGGTAGCTGTTAATTTATGTTGAATTACCATTTTTACATCCTGCGTCTCTAATAATGAACTCAACAATTGTAATTCAATATCCATAAACATCCTCAAATAAGCATAAGTATATTATACAACGCCCTTTATCAATTTTCAAGAAAATAAAAATAATTTTATCGAAAATCACAACACTTTACTTTAGTAATGATTCTTCGTCCCGCACGATTAGATAATCCAACCCTCGGTCTAGCCACAATTCCTTCTGCTTCAAACTCCCCATAATATGATTTAAACCCCTTTTTAACTGTTTCAATTGCTTTTCCTAACGTTCCAATCCCCCAACAGGGTACTTGTAAAACTTCATGCTCTAAAGCCCACAAATCCACATCATTTTGCGTTAACCACCATTTTCCACATCTAATATCAAAAAGTACAAATCGTTGATCTGTAAAATATTTATCACCACCTTGAATTTTTGGACCAACACCTTCTCCATATAATATAGTGTTTTCAAACAATGAGGGATCTTTAAATTTATTTTGTAAATACTCTATTAATTGTTTAGGTAATTCGGCTTTATCAGTACGACCTGCAAATCTTATTTCTTCATTCTCAAAAATAACTCGAATATTCATTCCATCTAATTTTTCACTAAGTAACCAATCATTATTAAACAAATATTGAAACTCAGGTTCACTGAATTCTCCATTAAATTTATGAGTATCATGGTCCCTTTTATAAATTGATTGAATTTTATGATACATCCTTTATCTCCAGTAAAAAATTTGGATATCGAACATTTTTATACATATATTCACAAAATATACGCCAATGTTCTAACTTATGATTTTTTCTCTGTAACATTATATTTCGTAACGTCTTATAACTAAACATCCACATTCGAGTTTGTAAAAATCCTTCAGGTAATCTTCTTTTTATAGAACTTATATCATCTTCTTGTATATAACTTAACAATAAACGTAAATCAACTAAAGTAATTGATTCACTTTCAAAATTTTCAATACAAAATTTATTTAATTCATCTTTATCTTCATATACAATATTCTTTAATTCTTTTACTAAAGTGTGCATTGTACTTTCAGAAGATTTACTGGATAAACGATATGTATCAGCTTCCTGCCACCAATAACGAGGTGCTCGAACTTTTACCCAAATCATCATATGTTCTAAAAATTTATTATGACCACCATCAAAATCACATAATCTTTCAGCCACATTTTGCATCAAATGAGCCTCTTGTTTCTTATTTAATGATAACCCATACATAGCAGAATTAAATCCACACTCTTCTAAAATTTCAACTTTCATTACACTATCAATCATGTATTACACCTTTAATTATACCCAAGTACCTTCTTTAAATAAATTTTTATATACAATTCTAGTATATTCATTTTGTTTTTCTACATCCATATCCCTATTTTTAAATACAGTAATATACTGTCCAAATATTTCGTGATTTTCAATTCCATCTAATTCAATTTCACTACGATGATATTTATTCTTACGAGTAAAAAAGTAACAAATTCTACCCCAAAATTTGTGGCACTTAGTAGGTAAATATACTCCATAAGGATTTCTTTCTAATCTTACAATATGAGCATGATTATTTGCCGCCCATCTTATCTCATTTATAAATCGAGCATCTGAAATAACAATAAAAGAATTCTCTGGAGTAGCATTGACAAAATGTTCCAAAGCAAAAACATGAGCATCTACCCAAAGTTTTCGTAAAACATCTGTTCCTAAATAAACCATCAATTTTCTAGCACTTTTCCCACAAGCTAATTTTTCATTCTTAGATTTATTACTACCATTAACTTGTTCCTCAGTAGCACCAAAAAAGACTTTTACCAATTCTTTTAAGGATTGAGCAAATTTTAAATGATATAATGTCTTTTTCTCCTTTAATGCTAATTCATTTAAACAATTACAAAAAGTATCTTTTCCACTCTGTAACTTACCACATACTACAATAATAGTTCTACTCATTCTAACCTCATAATTTGATTTATATCCTTAACAACACGTCCCACTTTTCCAAAATCCCTCATGTCATCCACAGAAAAATGATAATAATATTTCATATTATATTGCTTAATAAGTCTTTTTATTTCTTTGTAATCATCAATAATTTCAAAATAAGTATACTGATAATAGCCTAAAAAATCACGTAACATATCTTCATGTTCTAATACTCCCTGATAAATAATCAAAATATTAAAATACTTAGAAAGTTTTTCACAAATTTTTAAAGCTAATAAATCAGGACGTAATTCATATTTTGCTCTACTAAACAACTTTTTCTTATAATAATCATATGCTCTATCCCACTGTACATTTTCATCTTCCATTAAAAAACGTATATCGATACCTAATACTGATAACAATCGAGTATCCAAATCTCCATTTTTCATAAACGCATAGCCTCTACAGATTTTTTAGCATTAAAATCTTGACGTTGTTGCTCTGTAAAATGCCCACTAAATCGGGGTGCTTTATAATAATGAAATTTTTCATACATTTCACCTACACTAATCAAAGTTTCATCCACACTATCCCATATTTGAGGAATACTAACTTTATCTTTTTTAGTTAAATTCTTCAATTCTTTATAAAATTTATCACCAAATACTCCATCTAAATACTTTACTACAAAAGAGATATGTCTACTAGCCATAAACTTCAAAATATCATGGACAGAACGTTTAACAAACTTTTGACTACCCTTACTCCAAATGGGCACTTGTACTTGAATACCATGACTAATAAATAAATGTAACATAATAAACTCCTTTAATTTATGATTTATCTTTATTAATTAACTTTTGTAAACGAACAACCTCATTACATAATTCTAACATTTGTTCTGAAACAAACAACAAATTTGAAATTTTCATATTACGAAATTCTTCTTTTGTCTTTTTTAAGAATCGTATTGTTTGTTTCGCATTATCTCGAATTTTTTCTATATCTTTTATTTTCATCAACTATTACTCCAGATAATAATTTAAACCAATCTTCCAAAATCAATGCCTCTTTACCTATTAAAACTAAACTCTTCTCATGGCTTATTTCCCAATAACTACCACTATAAGTAGCAAGTAAATTAATTTCTTCTCGTAATCTACTACAAAGCTCATCACACCGTTCATTTCCTTCATTACCTACATGTCCTTTTACATGTTCAAATATAACAAAAAAAGGAACCCGCTGTATCAAACTGAATAATATATGCCACAATTCTAAATTTTTAGCTCTTCCACCACTACTATTATACCCTCCATTTCTTAACCATTTTAAAAACCAACCATCATTAATCCCACAACAAACATATTTAGAATCACTTTTAATAGTTACTCTATCAATAGGTATATTTAATTTCACAAAACCTAATAATCCAATAATAACCGCTAATAATTCCGCACGATTATTTGTACTATGTAATTCATACCCAACAAAAATACAATCATCTTTTTTATTATTACTAGTTGGAATAATAGCTGCAAAAGTACCCATACCTCCGGGATTAGGATAAATTCCACCATCAACATAAATATCCATAATAACTATCCTTATAAAATGGGTGGTGATTTACGTCAACACAACTACACCACCCCAAATCAATTGGCTATTCTTTAATAATTTTATTCTCAGAAATTTTTAATACTTTTTTCAAATCAAATTTATCATCATCAGAAGCGTGTTTAACCCAATGATACCAACAAATATCATATCCATAATAAATTATTTCAGGATATCTTCTACATTTGTTATCTTTGCATATCACATTCCTCACCTTCGTCGATTTTTGCTTCCTCTAATTTAATAAGAGCATCTACATCAAAAACTTTTCTCATATCATTATATAAAATCCCTACTTCTTCCACAGACATCTCACCACGAAAACGATCATAAAAAGCATCTCGTTGTTCTTCAGAAATTTCATATTCTGCTACTGCATCCAAAACAGTTATTAACATACGAACAGTAATACTAACTTGTTCTTCTTCACAAATCTCATTTTCAATATTACCCATATGATTTTCTGTATTCAAAGAACTATCTTCATCAGGTTCTCTTACATCTCTATTCAACTCACTACTTATCATAGTAATATTACCTTTTAATCGTCGTTGAGAATCATTTAAATACTTACCAGCCGCTTCTTCAAATTTTAAACGATCTTCAATCTCAAATCCCTGACAAGCATGAGTAATAGCTTGAATAACTCCGAATACCGAAGCAGGTTCATTACGACTTACAAAATCTTCCATAACAGCTTCATAATATCTATTACTAGGTAACGTATACCTCTTAAACATATCTTTAACTTCACTAGCAATATCTTCTTTAGGAATTATCATCTGTTGAGCATCACTATACCTCTGCACCATACCATTCATTCGAGAAGGAATTAAAGCTACTTTCTCGCCAAATTTCTCACCAAATTCAGTATATTCCAACCGTGAATGTTTCATCCTAAACAACTTTTCATGTTCAAACATCTCAATCATTCCATTACTACATATCAAACGATATATCATAGCATCACCAGTACAAGCCCTAGCTCCTACCTCACTATTTCCAATATGTAATCCTATTTGTACATTATCAGAAGACCCATCATCCAACTTCCCAATTTCATATCTACCTGGAAAAAGTAGTTTTGCATGAAATACATGATCCAAAATATTATAATCAGCAACTTGAAAACCATACTCTTCAAACAAACTTTTCATACGAATAATCATATTTGTATTATCAAACTTAGCATAAGTACAAGATACAATTCCTCGTAAAGAATAATTCTTTCCATCTTCATTTTCAAATTCACGATAGCGTAATAAAACATCGCTACCATTTTGTTTAATCCAAAAATTAATATTCTCTAAAGCTAAATGTGGACTACATTTAATTAAATACTCTCTTGGAATACCCAACATATTTAAAAATTGTTGAAAAGACCACCTCGTAAATTCCAACTTCATATCTTCTAAAAATAATGTTATAACAGTCTTTTTCTGTACCTCATTAATTTGGGCTTCTACTCTCAAAGCATGAGTTGGGCAATACTCTTCTTTCTTAGTTTTATCATCCTCTAAAAGAGCATCTAATAACTCTTGAAAAGTAGACTTTCGCGGTTGCTCTTTCAAAATTTCTTCATTACGATACACTTCTACATCACTCATAACTATACTCCATACTAATTATTCTAAATTTTCTTCTACAATTAAACTTTCTACTTTATCATCCCCACCTTTTTTAGCCCAATCTTTATATTCTAAAATTACTAACCAAATCATTTCAATAACTAATCGAGATATCCCAATAGCTAATTTTTCTCTTTTCGCTAAATTTAAAGCTAGTTTTTTAACTCCTTCCTCACCACAAACCCTCCTTACTTCTACAATATAAGCTTCAGTTAACAAATTGATTTCCATAAAAACCGGATTAATTAAACCCCTTATTTCTTTACTATTTTCCTCTTCATTTTCACTAACTTCAAATCGACGTATTACCATTATTAAACCGCCTATCTTTATCATTATAAACAACAGGTATTACACATTCATACAATAAACTAAACAACCCATTTCCATAAATTTCTTTTAATGACTTAACTACCAAATTAGTACTAAGTATAACAGGTAATAATTCTTGACTACGAAATCGTAACAAATTATCATATTGAACTATAGCATATTCAGACGTTTTTTTACGATATTCCTTACCAAAATCATCCATAATCAAAATAGGAATTCTTCTATACATATCCTCAAAAGTTTCATTCACTGAATAATATTCAACGCGACGCAAATTATCCACCATATCAGCGGCCCTAGCAAAATGCACCCAAATATCTCTTAATAAAAAAAATTTAGCTAATGCGCACATGTCCCAAGTCTTACCTTGTCCATTACCTCCAATTAAAAACAAACCACATCCTTTAATATACTCTTCATCTCGACAATACTTCTTTAGTTCTTCCTTACTTTCTGTAGTAAGACAACACTCCTCTCCCCAATATCTTCGCGGAATCCCTGCTAATTTTAATACCCCTTTAGTTAATTTCATAACTTCACCTGAATAACATATATTGGCTCCCAATCAAACCCTTTTTCTTTTTCACTATCAAGCCAATTCCATACTTTCATACTTATATTAACACTTTGATGAGGATCATAAACAGTCTTATAATATGATACTAAAGATTCTTCATCTACAACACGACAATCAAAAATAACCCAATGTCTTTCATTTTTATTTTTCTCACATTCAATATTTACCAACCAAACATAATTAGCAAAATTTATACCCTCATTATAATCATAATGATCCACAATTGTAAAAAAACTAAACTTTCGATTAAATCTAACAATATGTTTTGCATGTAAACTCTTTGGATAACCAATCTTTTGTTTTATTTCTTCTATAGATTTTCCTGATAACATAGCAATACAAGCATGACCACAATCATACTTTTCTTGTTGATTAATAAATTTCACTAACACCAATCCTCTAAAATATCTTTAGGTTGTTCATCAATTATTACTTCCATTTTTTTATCTTTCATATTAAAAGTAATTTTTTCTTGAGAAATTCTTTTTCTAATTTCAAATATAACTCCTCCAATTCCAAAATGAGTAAACCAATCTGGAGGATTATCAAATATATTAATCATCTGTTTTTCAATATCTACTACAGAAACTTCCTTTAATAATTCTTTAAATTGTTTTAGTACCTTAAATTTATTATCAATAGCTATACAATTAAAACGATCATAATATAAACCATAAAATTTATCACTCAATAAAACACTTTCAGACTTAACTTTAGGTCTAAAACTTTTTGTAGATTTAATTTTAGTTACTATATCCGTAATTTTATTAGTAGTTTTATTACTAGGCTTTTTTATTGATTCAACTAATTCCTGAGTAATATTAGAATCAATCAAAGATTCAACTTTTTCCCCTTCATAAATCAATACATTTTTATTATCCAACAAAACATAATCAGAATATAATATATCAGAAATGTTATCTTCTAACTTATAACCTAATTCATATAGATTATCTACTTCAATAATAAAACCTAATTTTAATAAATTACCTAAAACAAGAATACTTACATTACCATTTTTATTATCATACAAAAATCGTCTTCCCTTAATCTCTATAGAATCTAACATATATAAATAACTACTGAGTAATTTTGCATCTTCTAAAAATTGAAAATAAACTGAATTGAATTGTTTACTACTAATATGTAGTTCCATAAAATATAACTCCAATTTATCAATAAAACAAATGTTAAAAAAGTAGATAAGTGTATTATAACAACACCTGAAAGGTATTACAAGAACAAAATAAATAATTTTCAAAACTTAATTTATTCTGAAGAAATGAATTATTCTGAAGAAATGAATATTTCTGCCAAAATTATTTCTAATATTATAATTTATTCTAAATAAAATATTCAAATAAAATCTGGAAAATGAATTGTAAGCGAACAAAGTGAGCCAAAATTAAAATTTTGATTTTAACAATATTTTGGCCACATTAACATTCTAAGAATAAGATTTTTTTTCTTAGAATACTAATTATATTAAAAGATACTAATTTAATAAGCACTAATATTAATGATGATACTTTATCAAGACAAAATAGTATAATTTTTTTATAAAAAATTGATTAATAATATGGAAATAGTATATTATTAATATATGTAATAAATCTGAACAATGAAGATATTAATTTATTATATTAATACCGTGCGTGCGCACGCGAGAAAATTAATTTAGCCTATTTTTCTAGTAATATGAATAGCTAGGAAATTACCAGAAACACTAGAATTAAGTCTACAGTCTTCATATTTCAAATTTCTTTAATCGATTAAGTACTAATTGATACAATTAATCAATTTAATCTAACTATTATTAAGTCAATCAATTGTATATCAGGTATCATTATAAGGGATGCTATAAAATATTGCAAGAGAAAAATAAAAAAAATTAAAATTTATAAAAATAAATCATTATTATCTTTTTTAATACTATTTATTGTCGCTAAATATATGCTTAATAGTCCTTCTTTTTTGCATTTCTCTCTACTTTCCTTAATAATTGAACGACATGTTTCTCTATTATCTATAAATTTTACTTTTTTAGATTCTTTAATAATAGCTTTTAAAAAAGTATGGCTTAAAATATACCATACATTTCCATCATAAGCATTATATTTTTTCTGTAAGTATTTTATAGTAGCTATCCTTTTAGTATTACGAAATACAGAACTTAATTTATCGACATCTTTTTCGGCCCGCGAAATTACTCTCCAGTAATAAAAAGAAAAAGGAATGAACACTGTAGCCATTCCTAAAATAAATGAATAAATTATATAAATTTCCATAATTGCACCACCAAGGAGTTGAACCCTGAACCATCAGAAATCTGATACTTTTCCTATTAAGCTAGTAGTGCTTAATAAATTAAATTATCTTTTACTTACTCCACAACCACCATGCGTCTACTGTATGAGCTGCCGGAGTACTTAAAGTAAATTCAAACTGAAAATACGGACAAAAACTTTTTGTTAAATCTGTAGCTTGTGTTTGATTTTCAAAAGTTGTTTGGACCAGATATTTTGTTCCATCCGCACCAAATTGGGCCATCGATTCCAATTCAACCCAAGTTGAACCATCTAATGAAACATTTATATCTACATCAAAAGTTGCTCCACCCCAAGCGGCTGTTTTTGCAACATCTATTTGTAAGGCTAAATTTCTAAAAGCTGGAAATGGTCCTTGATATTCTATTGTACTTGTGGCAATTACAGCTTCACTATCAAGAATTTTTGAATAAATATATCCATCAAAACGATATCGATTACTAAAATCACTTATTGTTATCATATTTTTTACTCACAAAAATAGATTTGGATAACTAAATATTTTAATTATCCAAATCAGTTTAGAGGATAAATTTATGCACCAGCTACAGAACGAGTTCTTTCCTGAGCTATACGAATCCAATCAATATCTAATGTAGAACTAACTGTCCCATCTGCCTGGCAAACAAATGACGGATACAAAGCAATACCATCAGGAATAGCTGAGGCAGTTGTAATAGTATCTACTAAAACACCATCAACATAGAACTTAATAGAAGTAACTCCATCAATCAAAAGTCCAAAAGTATGATAGTTTACATCTCCAATATCAACAGCATCTGCACCAATCTCAGGAGAAACAGCGTTTTTTTGAGAAGTAGTAGTCATTTTTTTAGTAGTAACTGCGGAATCAGAATAAAATCCAATACCACTATTATCAGCTCCACCAGTAGTATAAATATTCGAAGCCATAATAGCAGTATCTGCTTCTCTTAATCCTAAGAAAATTTCCCCACTAGTTGCTGAATAAGTAGCATTATTTTTTGCTCTAACTTCAAAATAATTAGTAACACTAGCAGCCAAAATAATTGGAAAACTACTTATTTGTATTTGTGTACCCTGAGCAGCAGTTGTGGATCCTGCCGTCATAGAAAGTACTCCTTCTGTTAAAGTAATACTAGAACCAACAGTTCCACTGGTTGCTTGAGTAACTATATACCCATTAGCACTGGCAGTTGCTCCGGCTACAAGACAATTTGGCCCATTAAAATCATCAAACCAATAATTTCCTACAGCTGGATTTAATAGCATTTCCATAAGGGGGCAATCGGACCAAATTAAAGTACTAGGCCCTTTTCCTAAAGTACCGTAATCAACATTCTTTGCTTCTAAAGCATTTATATCTGTAACATTTGTTATAATACGATCATCCTGTAAAGAATCCGGATGAGTATGTTGTGGTAATGGCATTATTTTATCTCCTATTATTTTTTAATTAATTAACTAAATAAGTTTAACATATCTTTCTATAAAAAGCAAGCATAAAATTAAGTAAAAGTATACCCTAAAACATCTATGGTACAAGTTACCACTCCATCAGCAGCGGTAGTCAATTTAAGTCCAAATTCAGTTGTTGTTGGATATACCAAAGCCGCTACTGGCGTATCAGCGTGAGTTACCCGTCCAATAGCCAGCATAGCATTAGAAGTTGTATCTAAATTAGTAAATTTTAACCCACTTCTAAAATTCGTTGCCGAAGCATCTCCTCCAAATCCACCAATTGCAGCGGCGGCGGTTATCCCACTAAGACTATGTACTATAACATCAGTAACAACCGCATACTTACTGGTAGGAACTGTATACAAAGTCTGTTTTGTAACTATATTTAAATCAATTGCTAATGTAGAAGATAAAACTCTAATATTATTTCCTAAAATACTATAATTTTCTAAAGCAACAATTGAATCTTGTACATCATTTAAATTAGCAGCTAGTAACACAGAGCCTATTCCATAATATGAAACTTCTACTGAACCAGTTGCATCATCTACATGATGAGTAATTTTACCCGTTGTATAATCCACATAATATTCACCTGAAGCTGTTGGTAAATAACTTTTTTCGATATAACTACCAGCCGCTCCAGGTGGAGTTCCAACAACTGAAACAGTTTCGGTATCTACAGGTCTTTCATCTAAAAAGTAAGTATAAGTAGAAGCTGCTGGTATAGTATGTGCCTCACTGGAAATTGATTGAGGCGAAATTCTTTTATTTATCTTAGTAATAAAAGAATCGACCGAAGTTGGAAAATTAGTTGACATATTTAATCCCTATCTCTATTACTATCAATCGTACCTACAAAACCAGATGGAGCTATTTCTGGACTTTCTGGAAATCCAAATCCATTAGGAACTTCTGTGAAAATATTAACTTCACCCAAAAATAAATTTTTATTCGCATTATATAATACTGTATCACCCATATACATATTTTGTCCATACATTCCTAAAGTATCTCCTTCTCCATATTGTCGAGAAGTACCTAATCCACATCCACAATCTGGCCAATCACCAGGATCATGTGTACAATAAGTCGGTTGCGAAGATAGAGGATATCCTTCAGGTTCTAAAAGTATCTTCCAACTACAAGTATCTATCGAAGGACTTCCTACTGGAATATTTAACCTTAACCATATATTTTTACTCTGCTGAGCAATAAAATCGCCCAAATTAAATTCAATTGTATCACTAATAGAAGTAAAATTAATTCCATCTAATGAAACACTAAAATATCCATTTTCAACAATTTCTTTTCCACCTTCATTAGTATCTTCGATTTTTTCAACCCGCATCTGAACATTATATACTGGAATAGCATTAGGTAATCTTTGTCCCCAATATATTCTAAAGGGTACATCTCTCGTAACTCCCTGTAAAAAGAAGTCATATAAAATAAATAAAATATCTGCCTCATTAGCATCATCGTCATAATGTAATGAAAAATAACTAGTTAAACCTTTATTAGTCGTCTCAAATTCAGGATTAAAAAAACCATAAGTAGAAATATAAGAAAAATTAATTCCATCGCTACTTAAAAATCCACTTGTACTAATATAGGTTATATCAGACACTTAAACTTTAGTCCTTGCACTAGCCCCAATAGTAAAGGAATACAAATCAATACCACCAGAATCTTTTATTGTAAAAGTAGTCCCACTTAAAGTGTAATCTCCAATTAAAACAGCTCTAAATAATTCCATAACAGAACCTGCTACTGCATCATGGTCATCCCAAGCTTCTTGCCATACTGCATCTGCAACTTCGGCTGCTGTTGGTAAAGTTGTAGATGTATCAACCAAAATATCATCAACAATTCCATCAATAGTTGCTATTTCATCATCTATTGTTATTAATGAAGCAGGGATAGTCGTCTCTGTATCTTCTAATATAGCATTAATATCTGCACTATTATCATTAGCTGTTTGAGCTGTACCATTAACAGTTATAACATTTACATCTTTAATCAAACTTGTACCATCCCAATAAACAGAATCGCCACCAATAGGCTCGTCTGTACCATCAAGAGCAGCTCCCTTATAAATTACCACATTATAATTTCCCGCAGATAAAGCAGCTGGAAATGTTGCTGTGTATTTTCCTCCTCCACCAGCTTCAGTTAATGGAATATCATAATCGTCAACATCTACATCACTCCACACTTCCCATTCAGGAACTATAACATCATAAACTTTTATTGTCCCACTATCATTTTTAAATACAGAAGCCCAAAGATCAGTTTGATTGATACCAGAGGTAAATTCAATTTCATGTGCCATTATTTTTTATTTCCAATTTAAAGTAGGATATGAGTATCTTAAATCAATTTCCAATTCTGTTTTATTATAAGATTATGCCTCTGAGGCACCAACACCTTTTTCGTTTACAACCCGCCATTCGCCATCTTTGAAACACTCTACGGTTAATTCGTAATAAGCATCCGTACCTGGATCACTACCACGATAATCACCAGCTCCGACATCTGTACCATCTTCCAGGTAAATATGTTCTGTACTGTCAGGATCGATTGTAACATCCTCACCGGCAGCGTAATCGACACGGCAGAATCTGAATTTCATTCCACTAATAGCAGCGGGCAGGTTCCATTCAATGGCACCGGTAACACCTTCATTGGTATAAGTCACCCCGGACCATATGGCCGCAACATTCCATGTAGCAGTACAAACTACCGGATTAGCTGTATAATTATTTTCAAGTACCGAACCGCTGATACCAACATATTTAGTTGCTCCGGTAGCGGCAGAATACATGGGCACCGTACAATTGCGTACTATAGAATCCTGTATAAAACCTCTGGAACCAGCTACCGACACTATAACTCCTTCGTAATCAGAACCCATAGAGGAATCCAAATCAGCAACAACTACATCGGCTATCTTGCAATTAAATATAGTTGCATTTTTGAGATAACCAGCAGAAGAATTACCATTTGCAAGAAAACCGCCAAAACAACCATGACCACAATCACCACCAGAAGCAAACCCACAAAAGCCTACTCCTGTACCAAAACAACGAATACCACACTTAAAACTTATAATAGAAGCATTAACATGACTGCCAAAAGAGTTACATCCACCAAAACAATAATCGCCCATGTTTAAATTACAATGGTAGCCGCTAACCCATCTGGTCTTATCTCCTCCAATACTATAATCATCACAAATACAATTCGAGGTTCTGGCCCGCATATCAGATTGATATAGGGTTATTGTTTGGCCAGCAGTATCTTCGACTGTGTGTTCATATGTAATGGTAATTGTACTATCTGTTGTAGCAGTAATCTCCGCTCTTGGCTTTTTATATGCCGTACCGACAATCAGGCACACATCGCCAGCTGCGACTTTTTTACCATCATTGGCAATCAGGGGAACTACCACTGTATGACTTCCACCATCCGTTATAGCCGATGCAGCAGCCATCTCAACCGTTGCATTAGTAGCATCTTTAACCCGTAACCAACCAAAACCTCCATTACAATCAACAAAGGTACCACCTAAATGGCCGGAAGCTTCACATGTATATGGACCACTCTCGGCACCGGTATTAATATAGAATTTACAATTACTTATATGTGGCTGCTGATAACAAAGAGAATAGTATACAACTTCAGATGCATCACCAGGGGCACTACCAGAGGTTAGACCATCACCTAATGTAAGCGAATCTCCTGATCCTGATATTATAGGATACCAATCAGCCGTTACACCTGCACCCCAAAGGAATATCTCATCCGGCCTGTCAGTATAAGTTTGTGGCCGAATATATGTCGCAATAGATGAACTAGCTTTAGTGAACGTTGTACCACTTGTAGTCGCACCAGAACCACGTACCTCATTAGCAATGGTTACTGTTCGATAGGTGGATGTCGTACCTGTACACTCTAAATCTAAATTACTTAATCGATAATCCTGGGCAGTTATAGCTAATACCGGACCATCAGACCGGGTCAGTAATGATTGACCAAGCGAGCAAATATCCACAAAAGCGGTATCTATGGCAACAGCAGATGTTACTGTATATTTACCTGGTGATAATATCAATGTCCGACGATTGTCATATGCTAATGCTCCCATCCTACCATTTCGGTCAGCTGATTTAAGCCAGTCATATTTTGTTTGTATATTATCATCTGGATAAATTGCTAAAACATTGGCTTTAGATCCATCTAATCGAAACGCACCATAATCAATTATTGTTGAAATTTCCATCATTTACCTCTATTAATTTTAATCAAGATTTTTATGAACATAAAATTGTCCAATATTAGTATGCCAAGTACCTGATGCAAAAATTAGTTTAATTTGAATTTCCCAATTACCACTAGTTTCGAAATCATTTAGTATGGAAGTATATTTTAATAATCCATCTGTTCCATCAGTAACAAAAACTGCATCTTTAGTCATTATTTGATTATTTGGGGCTTTAAATAGAATCTGTTTAGTAGTAGCTGTACTTAAATCCACAATACTGTTATTATCTTTTATTGTTACCTGGAATACAGTCCCAATATCTCCTATATGTATTTCACTAGGATTCATATTTATCTTTCTAAAGTAAAAGTTACTGATTGATTTATATTACTATCTTTTTCTGAAAATATACAAGAGCTAACAATATTTTTAATATCTTTTAAAGTAGTATTTAACCAAAGATCAATATAAACTATATCTCTTATAAAGGCAGTTTGTGCAAGCCATGCAATACCAGAATAAGCCCACAATAAATGTTGCTTATCTTCCTTATTTAAAGTTCCAGTATAAGCAGGTACAGGAGTATTATAAGGCTGTAAAAGCGTTATTAAAGCTAATTTTTTATTTTTACTATCAATACTCATTATGGACCCGTTGTAAATTCATCTCTGGTAACAACACTATCAGCTTCACTAACAGAAGCTTTTTGGTCTACAGTATCTTTAGCATCATTATAAACATTGATAACTGAACCACTATTAGTAATTTTATTTCGTAAAAATTTGTATATAAATCCAATTTTATTTGCCAATGTTGTTGTCGCCGCAGGAGCACCCTGACCTGGTTCTGCATATGTATCAGTATTTAAAGCTGCTACTACTTGCGTTTTAACATCTGCTGCTGAAGGTAATCCAGCTAAAGTAGCAGGTAAAGTCGTGCCAGTATCAACTAAAATTGCATCAACAACTGTATCTACAGTATCAAGTTTCCCATCATGGGTAGTTAGGGCACTTGTTGTGGCCAATCCTGAAATATCAGCTTTACTTGCAGTTCTACTAGCTGCATCAGTGGTAACATTGGTTGACATGGTAGTAACTGTTACTGTATCACAAGCTGTATTTAAATTAGCTACTGAAATATTATTGAGTCCAGTTATTTGATTAGGAATTGTAGTCCCTGTATCAAGTAGTATTGCCGCAGCATCTCCAGTTCCACCAGATTTTACAACATTATGAATATTCACTATATTTGTATTATCAGGAGCAGTTGTATTAGCTCCATTTGTACCAACCATAGCATTAGCCACTGTAATAGCTGGAGTTTCTACATTAAAGAAATGCTCAAATCCATCAGCAATTTGAGTGCCAGCTTGCACAATGGTATGTCCTAATATTTTAACTAAATCAACTTCCACACCAGTAATATCACCAGCACCCGCTTTGCAATCAGAAGTATTATTAACAGTTACCTTACCATCAGTTAAATCTATCTGATTAGCTCCGGTACCATCCGACAATTTCATAACATCACCAGGCTCTGCATATCCGATAGCTTTATAACTATCTTTATCATCCGTTATAGCTGCCAGCGAAGTAATGGCTCCATCTGTTCCCCGCATATTTGTGCATGTTCCTGTAGTTGTAACTGTTACAACTGCTCCTGTACTGGTAGTAATTGCCCCGCTGGATACTATATCGGTAGCGACAGGTAAAGCTGCTCCCGAGGCGTTGTTTGCTTTAACCACACCAGTAGTATCAACTATGGACAAGTCTTCAAGATTAGTCGGTAGTTTATTTCGGATAGACTCAAGGGAATCTGTAGTGGCATCATAAGTAGCAGCAGTTACACTATCAGATATAATTTTATTTAACATGCCTCCGATAGTTGCCGCAGAACCATCAACAGCGACAATTTGACCGGAAGCTAATGCACCAACCAATGTAGCCATAGTTCCCGCCGCATCTGGAACGGTAGTGTTTGCACCATCCGTTCCTTTCATATCTGTATTAGTCGTACATGTATCGGTAAGAAATACGCTATGCGTACCTGGATTATACCCGGTATCAGCAA